ATTACCACTCTTTACTAAGAGCGGAGATAGTAAAAGCCTTTACTGTGCAGGATACTATGTTATTCGATTTGACAAAGGATGGGTTAAGAGTTTTTGTCCAAAAGCAATTACACTGCAACGATACGAGTATCAAGGTCCGTTTAAAACAGAGCTTGAAATGAAACAGGTATTGAGTAATGTCTCAAAATAATCCGGTAAATTTGCCTAGTGTTGAACGACTAGTTCAACGACTAGTGGCTGCTGAAAGAAGTCAGCAAAAAGAAATCCGCATTAGCATACAAGAAGCAAGAGACTTAACTGCCGAATTAGCTATTATGACATCCAAAATGGCCAAAACCATGCAGGAAATACATACTATGCTAGCCGAAATACGCCAGAGCACAACTGAGATAGAAGTAAAAGTTGACGGAGGTGGCTTCGGAAAAACATAAATATATATGCACTTAATTGGACATGTATAGATATGAGTAGACCGAAGCCCCAAGTGTTGCTTGAATACGCAAACAAGGAAACTTACAAAGTTGAGCAAATTCTCAACTCTGAAGCCATTTGGGCTGTGTTTTATAAAGGACAACCATTTAATTTAAAGAGTGGTAGTCTAGTGGCCAGTTATCCTGGACCTAAGTATAAAAAGGTTTCATTTAGTAATCCGGGACATGCACACAATCTAGCAAAGAAACTTAATCGATTGTTCAAGACAAAAGACTTTGCTGTTTACAAATTAACCACCGGTGAAGAAATAAAGTAATATGGATCGCAAAGATTCCTACACAGAAGTTTTTCTAAAAGCAGCCGGTGTAGAAACAAACGAAAAACTGATTAAAGATTTTAGAGGTGTTTGGTGGTATAGTACTAGAGAGAAAGATACCGGCGGACTAAGAATGACTGATCAGTGTCTAGAATTTGTTGAAACTAAATCCAAAATTAAAACCTACAAGATCGAAATGCCAAAGGAAATGATTATTAGTCCACAGGTACTAATTTGGTTAGATCAATATATTGACACTCCGTGGCATGTTACCAAAAAAAATCTTATGGTATTATCAGAAAGAACAGCATTTGAACTTTATATGTTTTCCGGAGATGTTAAAAAACTTGGAATGGCTAGAACAATGGCCAAAAGACTGCGCCAAGAATCCCCCCTCGATTAATCGTTATCTATAAATATTTTCACTATGTTCGATCTAAATCCTTTAGAAGTTCTAAACAAACGTTCGTTGACACATATTCCTCCGCATTTTGCGAAGTTAAAAGTCGACGATGGTAGTCATTTCCTATCTGGAAATATAGAAAGTTGGGTGCGTACTCGTTTACGAGGACGATATTCAGTTTCTAAGCTACCTTCTATTGATAAAGACGGCCACTTGAAAACTGCCACATTTGTGGCATTTGAAGATCAGAAAGAACTAACATACTTTATGTTAGCCTGTCCACATTTAAGGAGAAACTAATGGACCAACAAGAAAGCAAAGTATCCCCAGGCGCTCCAGTAGAGCCAACAACTGCACCTGCTCCAGAAGCTGCTGCACCTGATTTGAATATCAACGATCTTGCTGCCATCCGCAGTATCATTGATGTTGCAAGTTCACGAGGCGCATTTAAGGCTGCTGAAATGGAAGCTGTAGGTAAAGTATATAACAAACTGTCAGCGTTTCTAGAGTCAGTGACTGCTAAAAAGGAATAAAAATGGCCAATCCAGTTAAACACATTGGGCGTATGAAAAATACCGGGGTCAAAGTGCTTACGGTATTTAGAACGCTTCCCGGTGAATCAGATTCAACTTTAGTGATACAGGTTAATCAACTGAAAGACGAGTATCACGATGCAATTATGCAACTGCTTGAAACTGATCAAGCACAGGAAGCATTTGAGTTTGGAGAAATGTTGTTTATTCGTCATTTTCCAGACGGTCGTCCAATGCTTCAAGCACTGCAACAAGACGGTAGACTACAAAAGGTATCTACTAGCAATGTGTTAATGACTCCAACTGTTAACGCCGCAGTTCCATTGGATCAGTTGAATGTATTGATCGCTGAACAGAAAAACTGTGCAGTCGATGAATTGTGCAACTTTGTTAGTGGTGCTCAAGCCAATGCTCAAGCAAAAACTAATGCTGAAAAGAAAAAAGAACCAGCAACAGAAGTAACTGCTCCGGTGGTTGAAAGAGCACAAGCTGCACCAAACGCTGTTCTTACAGATTCAGACATTGCTAAGAGTTATCGTAGTCAGGCAGACGCTATGTACAAAGAAGCTGCTCGACTACGCAAAGAAGCAGATGCACTTGATCCGCCAAAGAAAAAAGTAACGGTAAAAGAAACTGAAGGTGCCTAAACCGTTGTTTAAACCGCCAAAGCATTTAGTCAGTGAGTGGCCTGAAATTTTTGAAGACCTCTATATGAATACAATGCCTGTGGCATATCTAAATCAATTGCGGTTGGAATTTGCCGACGGTCGAATATGGGAGATAAATGTTCAAGAGCAATTGTCAAATGCAACCTCAGACGAAGTTGCTGACAAGCTAGTGAACATTTTTCAAGAATATCGAAACGATATCAGAAAAATGGATTTTCAAATGGATATTGAAAGATTAAAAACTGATATTCAAGAATCATCTAAAAATATATTTTAGATATCTCTCCAGTTGGATCTGTTCTGATTAGCATATCTATCTAACAAATCTTTACTGCGTAAATCCCACAAGTCGGTAACGTCTTGTGGGATTCCCACATTATGTAATACTTGTTTAGTTATTGTTCTATATTGTTCTTTAACTACGCAACGGTGATGTACCCACACCAAGAACTTTGAATTATTAATTACGCCTAGAATCACACCGTCAACAAGGTCTATAGGAACCTCATCCCAAAATCCAGTAACAAATTGCACAGGATTGTATTCAAATTTGTCATATGTCCAAGCCTGATACAATGCGAATTCTGTAGCCTGTCCTTCTATCCAGTGATCTAAATCTATGTCAAGATGCGCCAACAATGATTTAGATTCTGTAGAATTTATAACGCACGGAGTAAGACATGACGACATAGGTATGTCGGCAGTTACACCTAAAAGTAGTTTTGCAGCAGTATGACTTTCTATTGTAAATTCGTTGTCTATAAATACCGGAATTGACATTATTGTATTATTCAATACAAACATATCTTCAGACACAGGACGAATAAAAAAATTTTTACAATCAAGCACTAGTACCCATTTAGTGTCTGATATTGACGAATACCATAGTTTGAATAATTGCTGTCTTCGCCATCCCGATGATTTAAATTTAGAGTCAGGAATAATAACTTCTATATTCCAGTCAGATAAATTATTTTTTATTTGATTAGCAGCTTTTATTGATTCTGGTTTCCTAAGTCCGGCATCTTCTACTATTATTGTCCAGTGCTTGTTTCCTTTCCAAAATTTTTTTATAGTTTCTGCCTGCAAAAAAAGTTGAGGAATATCATCCCAACAAAACACTGTTAACAATTTCATTTTTTAGTACGCCAATTTCTTGATTGATCTTCTTGTTTTTCATGTGTATAGATTTTATCAACTCTACTAAAAGAACCACAGATGTTTGCACAGTAGGCCATTTTACCTTCTTTGCAACTGGGTTTTGTCCAACTATCAGTAAAAACTCTATCTAGATGATGAGCTTCTAGAATTTCTTCTAGGGTATGTTGATTAAGATCAAATTTTTCCCAACCATATTTTTCAACTTCATAATGTAGTTGGAGACTATGGCTGTCAGAATGAACTCCGTTTAGATGTGTACCTATGTAACAGCAAGGTATCACTCTGCCAAAATTGTCTATAAAAACTTCTTTGCCGCCTGTCATAGTGGTAGCTTTGCAATCAATTTTTGCAGAATCTAATACATCTGTGTTTTCTTTTTCTAATAGTTCGTAGGCTTTAGAAATTAAGTGTGGATAATTATTAAGTGTTTTCTTTTCAGCCTTTAATCTTTTGTAATGATCGGTGTCAAATTTCCAATATTGTTCTATAACCTGTGTGTTAATTGGATTAGATAAATTTCTGTTTTTTTCTTCTTGGGGTGGTTCAATCCAATAATCTAATTCACCATCTCTATTCATTGCACTCATTTTTTGCAATTGTTTTCCGTTATCTACACCTAGTGCTTTTTTAGGATGGAAATTTAAAAAGCCCATCGATTTAGATAATGCTATAGCTTGATCTATTTGATGTTCATTATATTTAAAAATTAAATAATCCCATTCAGCAATTCCACCAGCATCAATAAAAGCCTGTGCATTTGCCGTCACCTTAGACCATTCTACATTACGCCTATACAAGTGATTGGTATCTTCAAGTCCGTCTATACTAAAAGTTATCATCCACTTCCAATGATCCTGCCGTTGTTTGGCAAATAGCTCTCCCATTTTTTTCCAAAATTCTGGTTTCCTCATACCGCCGTTAGTATTAATTCTAACTGAAGTTTCGGGATTAGTGGTAGCTATATATTCACAAATCTCATAAAGATCTTTAGCCATTCCTGGATCTCCATGAACTCCGCAAAATAGTATTATTTCTAATTTTTTAATAACTTCGGGTGGAAAATATTTTTTAAATTTTTCGATAGTAATTTGATCAATTGTAAGATCAGGTCGTACCAACGGACTATTCAGATGAAACCTAGTACACATGGGGCATGCTGCATTACAAGCATTAGTAAGCTCCACATGTATTTGTCTTAGTTCACTGTAATTGAAGAAATTTGTAGACACGAGTTGGTCTCCAGTTAATAGCACTAGCATACTCGGGGTATACCTCTGCAAAATTTTGTTCCCTATATCCGTCATGAATTTCTATTTTCTTTTTAAATTCATTCCATATAGTCTCATTGGGCTTTCCGTTTTTTATAAAATTGATTACCCCAGGTAAATGATGATGCCACATGTTTTCATGATGTTTGGGAATAGAATTTAATTTTTCTATTACCTTTACTTTTACATCGTCTGGCAAAGTACTTATATTAAAATGTGCAGGGCCATGCACCAAATTAAGGTAGCTACCAAATGTTGGATAATTTTGATAATGTTCTTCTAGAATCTCTTCTAGGTTATAGATATTGATACTGCTGATAGTGATACACCAGCTGATGTGTATATCATGATGCAATTTTTGCAATTCTTTAGCCTTATTCATGTTGACTACTGCTTCATCCCATACAGCGGGGTGTCGCATGTATTCAAACTGTTTTCCAATTCCATCTATGCTAAAGTTTAAATTTACATGTCGAAAATGAGCAAATATTTGTATCTTATCTTCTGGCCATACAGTGGCATTGGTTGCATAGTGTAGTTCTATATCTTTAGCATATCCTCTATCTACACAGATTTCTAAAATTCTCCACATTTTTTTACTAAGAAACGGTTCGCCGCCATAGAAATCAAATTGTCTTATTGTATGGAGATTGTCTTCAAGGTCTAGCCAAAATTTGCTGTCGTCGTCATAAGTCTGATGATACTTTTTCATAGTATCAGTATAGGCTTTGTAATTTTGCTTATACCTTTTGTGTTCATAAATGTCATATTCTTCTTTGACCCACTGGCTGCTAGAATATGGTGCGCAGGTACGACATTTTAGATTACAGGTATTACCTAGGTTTAATTCAAATTTGGCCAATCCATTATACTCTGTGCCTCCAGCATTTACATGGCCTAAGTATTTTTCATTATCTCGTAACCGCTTGCTTTTGCGACCCGAATCTTCTTCTTGCCAACACCAGCGACAGTCTTGATGGCGTTCACCATTTTGCAGCGATTGTCTAATATCGATAAATTCTTTCTTGTTAAAATTTTCTTGTATGCTGTTCTCTCCCAATTTCATCACTTCTTCATTAGCAATCATGCAACAGATCTTAGTTGTACCGTTGTTATTGGCACTCATAGCGTGATCAGCATTTACGCACCACGAGTGTTTGTTTTGATCATTTATCATAGTTGTTGTATACCTCTTTACAGAGTTCATAAAAATCTGTATATTCTGGGAATGTATCTAATAAACTAGTGCCCAAGCGTTTGTCGTTTTCTGTAAAAAAACTGTAAAAGTCTCTTCTACCTGCTAGTATTTTTTCCTGTGGCACAGTGTTTGCCTTCATGTAATCGGTGACTCGCAGCATTTTTTCATATTCGACATCAGTAAACCATTTTTTGTTATCTACAATAAATTGCAGTTGGCTCTCTTGATGTGCTATAAAATCATCAGTAAGAATGTTAATCATCCAGTGTGGAGGTTCTTTTAGGTAAGGGGTATCAAAAGAAACGCTTTGAAAACCAAACTGTTCACGCCACTCGATTACTTTTTTTAATAGTTGTTGAAAATTGGTAACACACAATACATTGTAGGTACACATCAAATTCACAGTAGCCCCCGCTTTGATTACTTCAATCATGTTGCGTTCCCAATGACCACACTCTAGTCCTGTACGCATATATTCTGCCTGGGAGCCCCAACTGTCTATACTGGTAAAAAAACTAAATTTACGAATTTTCTTTTGATTAACTAAACTGATTACTCTAGCAATTAGCCTGTCTACGCGATCAAATGAAACTCCAAGATTACTATTCAATGTAATTTCTAAATGAGGTGCCGGCTCATCTTCTAGTAGATCAAAAAACTGCATGGCACCAGGATTCATAAGAGGCTCACCGCCTGTGATACGAAGTGTGTGCAAGTCGTTACGCAAGCTCGGCCACCAACGCCAAAATGCTTCGATATAAGGATTTTCATCCTTGGGTCCATAATATGTACCGTTGGTCATGAACTCTATACCGTATTGATTATAAGTTAAATCATAGTTGCCATGTTTTTTAATTTCTTCAGTCCACATGGTGCTGGCTTGCGGACAGCAATACCCGCAACGATAATTGCAGCCGTTACCAAAACTAACTTCGAGGTATCGAGGATTCACTGGAGCATCCCAAGGTAGCTCTGCTAATTTTTCAATTAAGGGTTCGCTAAAATCACTAGCACTGTGAATCATTCTATCGCTAATATGTTCTCCCTCAAGATCTTCTATGTTCCAACAATAAGAACATTCACTAGGACGCTCACCTTCTAGCATTTTTTTACGTTGTTCTTTTTTCCATTTAGTATTATGTAATGCATTGGCATCAATGGCAATTTCATCTAGCCCAATATGATGTGGCCGAGGATGATAACAACTGTGATTATCTCCTGTGTGTAGATACAGAGTTTGGTGTAACCATTTCATTGTGCAGAAGCTGGGGCTTACTGCATTTAATCTGTCTCTTACTATTTTTATTTCATTAACTCTATTATTCATTTAAGTCCTTGCATTCTATCCAAAAGTCGTGTAATTCAGGAAATGTATCTACAAAATTGGTTCCGCGGCGCTGATCATGTTGGTGAAAAAACAAATAAAAATCTTTTCTAGCTTTGTCCAAATCAAAATCTGTATCACACTTAATCCAATCTATCAATCTCTGTACTTTACTTACTTCAAAATCACTGAACCCTTTAAATTGATTGAATTTGGTTTCTTTGTGTTGCAACATAAATTCTAATGCTTGTTCTATTTGAGGTACTAGATCGGCCAGTATTTTTGGATTAAGGAAATGGGGAGATGTTAACTGCGGAACATCGAACCAAATCAATTGCCGTGTACTATTATGCTCTATACGCATTTTCAAAATATTTTTGATGTATTCCAAAAATCCTGTGTAACTAAGAGCATTGAATGTGATGATAAAAGTTAAACTGTGTTTGTCAGAATTTTTTAAATATTCAGTAACATTATTATGCAAAATATCAAAATCCATACCATGCCTAATATATGCTGCTTGTTTGCCCCAGCTATCTAAACTACAAAACAACATAAAATGGTCAATAGCGTCTTTTTCAGTAATTTTTTTCAATGATATCAAGAACTTACTCCACTGATTTCCTGGAGGACAGCAATTTGAGGTTATAGACAGGTGTAAGTCGGTTTTAGGATGCTCGTATACATAATCGAACATTTTAAAGGTATTCTTGTCCATCAAGGGCTCACCGCCAGTCATTCTGAAAGTCTGTAAAGTTGGGTAGACATCTGGAAGCCATTTCCAAAATGCTTCTACATAAGGATTATCTGGACTATTGTCCAAATTCATAGTTTTGTTAATCCAGCTAAGGTCATTATGTTTGTAGTCTGTTAATTGGTAACTTCCTTCTCTTTCTATTTCTTGATGCCAGGCTGTACTTAGATGCGGACTACAATAACTACATTTAAAATTGCAGGCTTGATTAAAGTTTACTTCAACATAACGAGGATTTGGATTTTCTATAGTTTTGGCTTCTTCTATTAGCTCAGGTTCAAATACATCTTTACTACGATAGGCGCGATCACTTAACTGATTGCCACTGTCTTCGATTTGCCAACAAAAATTGCATTCACTGGGTCGTTCACCTTTTAACATTAAAGCACGTTGTTCTTTTTTGTATTTTGTATTATGTAATGCACTTACATCTATAGCTATTTCGGCTAACGGAATGTTGTGCGTAGGAGGATGATAACAACTGTGTGTTTTTCCCGTAGGAATATGTATACTGACATTGTACCATTTAGCAAGACAGAAGCTAGGACTAACCTGATTTAAAAGATTTTGAACATAGGTAGCATCATGGAAATATCTACTTTGATACATTCCATTAATTTTAACTACTTGGTTACCTTTAATATTGCGATTAAATTTCATTATATTTTTCCTGCAACCAAATAAAATCATTTATTTTACATAGTGCATCGGCGTTATTCTTGTTGGCTTCTCCGTATGCTCTACCCATTAATGCTCCTTGTATAGCATTTTTTCCGTAAAGTTTATCTGCACCAATTGTACACCAGGCTTCTAATCTTGATCGAGTTTCTTCTTCGTACTGTCTATCAATTATTCCGCTGGACAATTTACAACATTCTCTAAATGCAGAACGCCAAGTAGAAAACTCATCAGTGTTAAATGCATTAGTGTTTGATATTACATCCATAGCTTTAAATTTATTTGATATGCTAGTAGTCATGTCTGGAGTATTAAAATCCATTTTTAATGTTAATTGTCTTGGCAACAATTTTACACCGCCATTTCCGTACTCTAGATTGTTTATAGGGTTACGACTTTTCCAAACATGTACACAATCTAAATCATAACTTGACATCACAAGATCAAAACTAAAATCATCTTCGATAATTGCATCACCGTCGACGATCCATATCATATCAGTGTTACACATCTCAGCTGCTTTAAAATGAGCAGCATGGATTCCTTTTACACCGTGTACACGCTTTGCCCTAGGACAGTGTTTTAATAATTTTTCATAATTATCATCGGCATTGGATTCATTATAAGAAATAAACACTACATCATATACACGATGTTCTGATGCCACCCGATCATGTTCTTTTTTGTTAATTAAAAATCTATGATTAAACTCTTTGCGGCTAATAATGCAATCTTTAGATAACAACATTAGACCGTTAATACGAATGTCAACATTATTAAATCTGTGCATAAATGTATGATTCATTGTTCTATCCTGATCATACTTTCCGTCTAAGGGATCAAAATAGAAATCAAACACAAGATCATCAACAATGTTTATTTCAGGCCATACGCACCAGAATAAAGCGGATGTTTCTTTATTACAGATTTCTAAATATTCATCGTAGGAATTGATAGAATAACGAGGGTAACAGTATTTGCTGGCTACTACATCTATTTCTTTTTTATCTACAAGATACTTTCGATTGAATTCTCGTTCAGTGATTAGACTTTTGGTTGAAAATAATACAACTCCGTTTAGATAAGATTCAACTCCATTACAGGAATTTTTAAACATGTGATTGATATTTCGATCATAGTCGTACTTTCCATCTAATGGATCAAAGTAAAAATCAAATATATCAGGGTTAATAATTTCAATATTAGACCATACACACCAAAACATAGAAGATGTTTCTTTATTGCAAATTTCTAAATATTCATTGTAGTTATTGATAGAATAACGAGGGTAACGGTATTTACTAACTACTAAATTGTGTTCTTTTTTATCAATTAAAAATTTACGATTAAATTCTTTTTCGGATATTATTGTGTTTGTGGAAAACAATACAACTCCGTTTAGATAAGATTCAACTCCATTACAGGAATTTTTAAACATGTGATTGATATTTCGATCATAGTCGTACTTTCCATCTAATGGATCAAAATAGAAATCAAAAATATTTTCGTTTACAATTTCAATATTAGGCCACACGCACCAAAACATTTTTTGATTTTCTTTTTTTAGAATGTCTGTATATTCTTGATAGGTGTTTATGGTATATGTTGGATAACTATATTTGCTAACAACAATATTGTGTTCTTTTTTATCTACCAGATACCTTCGGTTAAACTCTCGTTCAGTAATTGTATTTTTAGTTGAAAATAACACAACTCCGTTTAGATAAGATTCAACTCCATTACAGGAATTTTTAAACATGTGATTGATATTTCGATCATAGTCGTACTTTCCATCTAATGGATCAAAGTAAAGATCAAATACGCTGTTATTGATAATTTCAATATTAGGCCACACGCACCAAAACATAGAAGATGTTTCTTTATTGCAAATTTCTAGATACTCTGTGTAAGACACAGGGAAATATTGAGGATATCTATATTTGCTAGCAACAATGTCGTGTTCTTTTTTATCTATAAGATATTTGCGATCAAATTCTCGTTTAGACAATGGTTTGTGTTTGCTGCAAAGAATAATACCGCTTAGATATGATTCTGTATCGTTACACAAATTTTTAAATACATGATTTTCTCTACGGTCATAGCTGTTGTGATGACTGAAATATAAATTAAATACCACTGGATCAATTACGGAAACTTCAGGCCAAACTATCCAAAACATTTCGTCTTCGATCTGTTGGTATTCTTCAAATGTTAAAGGAGTGTATACTTTAAAAGATCTTGGATAGCTGACAACAATATCAATTTCTTTTTTGTCTATAAAGAATCTATTATCAAATTCACGTTGACTTATTATGTTTTTTTTAGAAAATAAACAAACACCATCATAGTGTTCTCCATTTTTAAAAACATGAACATACATGTCGTCCCATTTAGTCACTTGATAATTAAATAGGTCAAATGAATCTTCCAGCCTAACATCGTCCCAGATTACCCAAAACATTTTTGTTAGAGATCTAGATTTTATTTCTTGATAAGAATTAATGTTAACCAGTCGTTGTGCTGTGGGATACTTAGATTTTATTGACTGCCATTCTTGAATATCGCCTTGCGTTCTTGATACATAAAAAATGTCATACATTTTCAACCACCGCATAATAGGTTAGACCCAAGTCTATGGCTTCGTCATAGATATCCAGCGTGTACTTGCTTTGTTGTGCATTTAAATAAGGATAATCAAACCCCATATCTTTTTTAATACGATATCCTAAGTCTTGTATATCGTGTTCTAAATTTTCATGTTTGACATTTTCATTGTATATATTTTTTAATATTTCAAAATCTCTAACATCGATATAATTCCAGTCAGTGCAGTTGGCCATCCATTGGCCTAGTCTTGCTCCGTGGATTGCATATGAACCATGTTCTTCGTGAGCACCTACTGTTGACCAAATTTTTAATCTATGTAAATTATGCCACCAAATGCGCTGTTTTATTTCGTCAACAGGAACCCGTACCCCATCCAACAGTGTCATTTTTACACCTTCACGGAACCCTGCTCTCCATGCTTGAAATTTACTACCATTTATTATGCTTTCACTATAGACCTTGGGAAAATTTTTATAACCATTTTCCCAACAAAAATCAACCTGAGCACGATCACTGGTACTTTCTTCGTGTGTTTTCATATTCAACACAAAGTCTTTCCGCCAAATCTTAAGACCGCCGTTACCATACCTTAACCCATTAATTCTGTTACGGCCGCACCAACCGTATGCCTGTATTTCAGGTTTACTCATATCAATATCAAGCGAAAAGAATTTTGGATCTACAATGTTATCGCCATCTACAGTGATAAACCACTCAGTGTCACTGGCTCTTGCTGCGGCTTTGTGTGCAGCATCACTACCTTTAACTCCATGTATGCGTTTGGCCCAAGGCACTTTATTGCATAGATCAGCATAGTGCTGATCAGCATTAGGCTCATCATAACTAAGGAAAATAATATCAAATTCTACTGTTCTCATAGATATTCAAATGTATAGTTGTCAAAAAGTCGTCGTGTATAAATGCTAAATTTATTAGGAAGATCTATATTAATTCTTTGAGGATACTTTACTAATTCGTTAACATTAAAGCTAATCATTTCTTGTAACACATTAGGATCATTGTATTCTGTTATTAGAAATACCATGTCCTGATCGCCTTGCCATTCTATGGTTTTTAATAAAGGATTAATCTTAAATGTTAATAGAGCATCTGCTTTGTTGTATTCTATGCTAACATCAGGCTTAGAAATCTTACTCCACTTTTTATCAACAACTCTGTGTAACACATTGTCTATTTTAGTAAGGCCTGTTATATTGGCAAGATTTACTTTTATAACTCTACCGGAAGTGACATCCACTTTGTAATGTCGTAGAGTTTCGCCTTGCTCATAGATTGCTAGTGCAATGTCAAGGTTAACTTGTATTTTATTTTTGATATGATCAACTGCTGGACCTGGATGTAATGCTATAACATTTCCGTCATCATCAAATTCAAAGAAATAAGTTTCTTCGGGAACTTCCAGCGTTTTAATCCACTCGTCAAAGGGAGCAAGATCTAGTTTTTCTTCCATGCTATCTCCTCTAACATGCTAACAAGTTCATCTGTGATTATATCTTTTTCAACATAATGCACAATGTCGGTCTGTTGATAATTGCCAATCTTTAAACTACCATTACCTTTGAGATAAAATCCCACTTGATCAGTTACCCTGTCAGCATCCCATGGCCAATTCTGCACCTGGGGCTTTAGGTGTACAACTCTAGGAAAATCCAAAGGGTAGGCTATTTCACTGTCAATGTCTAACAACTTGGCCGCTAGGGCAAATGCTTCATCTGTTCCTATAACTTTAGGCGCATGGTTACTTAGGTAGAGATTTTTAAATTCTTGTGGATTGATAAAAATTTGTCGTGCAAGTTCAAAGAATTCTTTACTGCTGTCTTTCTTGAAGAATGTCCACATTGAATATAGATTAGGCAAATCGTTTTTGGTAAAGGCTTTGCGGTAAGCATCACTGGTAACCACTTCGCCTCTAAATGTGAACGCACGGTTAGCTACATAAAGATTTGTGTTTTCTACAAAATAATCAATCCAGTGACTATAATCTCTAAGGAACAGCATGTCAGCATCTAGGCAAACTGTATGTTCCCAAGGTGTTACAGTATCCATCCACGAACGACCGTCCCAAAACTTCTGTTCGGGCCACTCTATGACTTGGTCAAATACCCAAGGACTATTTAGATTGTCAACAAGAGATTTATCATTGATAACTAATGCCACTCGATCGTAACCCTGCTTTTGTGTATTTTTAATACTCAATGCTAGAGCATAGGCCAACTTGAGATAATCTATGTCAGGGTGTGCCGCTACAAATACTAGATATCCAAAGTTCATATCAACCCCAGAAGACTGTTTGCGTTTCTGATTATGCTTTGTTTATTCATGATATGAACATCAACACCTTTAGTTGCAGTGGCCCAAAAACCTGCAACATCATGTGGCTGACTAACTAAAAATGTCAGTTTGTTGTTATCAACACTGTGCAAAATATCTTTGTCAAACACTGTTAGAATAGGAGGAAGTGTATAGGCAAACTCAGTTTCAAATCCATTCATGATGTGTTTGGCCACACTAAATGCAATGTCGTTTCTAAACTGCTTGGGATTGAAACGGAACAGATCTGCATAGTAGATATAGTTGTCTTTGACAAAGTCCACTAGCTTAAAAAAGAATTCACTTTCTGCACTCTTGTTAAACATCACAGTTGTGGCCCAGAACATGTGTACGCCAGTTTCGCTCACACGACTATCTAAGATTCCGCCACGCTCCCCAGTAAGATCTGTCATACTGTGCCCCATCATTACCGGAGCATCCACTGACCAATACTCGTTTAATTTGTTAGAAAAGATTAAATAATCGCTGTCTATCAGCAGCGTTTGATCATAGGGGCTAAGTTCCCACACACTGTATCTATTTGAGTTTACAAATGGAATAACTTTGCTTTCAAATCCGTCATGCAAATTTCTTACATTCTTAGTGTAAGGTCTGGCCACTTCTATAATTTGATCAAAGACTGCCTGAGCTTTGATTAAGGTACCGGATTCTTCTAGCCAAGACAATGTGCCAGAATCTGTAACCAAACTCACAGGCACGCCTAGATTTTTCTTGGCAAGTCCGCCTGCAATTGTGGCCATTAGTCCGTAGTCAACTTCGGGACTATTGTGGGCAAATATTAGTACGCCTCGTGTCATACATCCAATAACTTTTCAACTGTTCTACTAGATTTAATCTTTTGGTAGTCTTCATAGTATTCATAGGTAGCAGTAAAGTACCTGTCTATGATTTCATCTTTAAAAGAGTGTAGGTCAGCTACCAGTACTGGATTTCCGTTTTCGTCAACAAAAGGTACATTTTCTACACGACCTTGATCGATCAGCATCTGTACAAATACAATAAGCTCGCGATCAATTTTGAACAGACCGCCGGCATGGCCGTAGGTCAACTTGGCAGCAATTTTTTCTTTAAGGGTTTTTCTTTGGATGGCCAAAGTTTGTCGATAATTGGCAAACTCTAGAGCCTTAGATAATCTGTCGTCCATTTGGTCTCCGAATAAACATAGCAGTTTATTTACCAGCTATGTTAGGAGCACAAAATATTATCCGCCTATTATTGCACCTGCAAAAGAAGTAACTTCTCTATAACTAGTCCAGGTACCGCTAGGAGTAAGCGCATGGCCGCCAGTTGGGTATGTAATTTCAACAGTATATGCTAATGTACCATTTACAATATCTTCTGGCGCAGGTGGGTTTCCGGGACTTGGATCAGAATATGGATCGGTCCATTGCAGGCTGAAAAGAAAGAGGCTTGCGGCTCCAGCAGAATTATTTACATTTGTTGCTGCTTCTATTCTATAGGTATTAGATGCGTACGGAGCACTGGAACTAATACTATATATTTGTACTCCTGTGTTACTCCATCCGTAAACAGCACTTCCGCCAAATTCCTGTGTGCCGGCCGAGGAAAGAAGACTACTCCAAGCTGTATTTTGTGCTGATACATCTCCGCCCGTTCTTGAACTAGCAAATCGTATCTTTCCACCACCATTCCAAAAAAATCTTGCTTGATTTGCATTTGCAAACTGTAACTGAAACACTCCACTAACACTGCTTGCCCAAGAACTTGTTCTTGAGTTGCCGCCAGCAGAAACAGTTGTTTTTCTAGAACTATGGCAGTTAAATCTGTCATTGTCTATTGTTGTGGCATACGGAGCAAATGCATTAGGATCTGTAGAATTAATTACAGCGCCAGCAATGTTGCCGGCTAAGCTAAGTGCGGCCGATGATCCGTTTTGATGAGCACTGGCATTCAACAGATCATAACGAATATTATTAAAATCGTTAGCCGTAATAGTATCACCTACATTTTTTGTGGCACCAAATGTAGTTTGCCCGTAGCCTCGTGATACTGATCCTGTACCCATAATAGCAATACCTGTATTATACGGAGTACTAACATCTGTTGCAAGGGCGGTGGTTCCTGATCCTGCCATTTCTTAATCCTTAAAGAACAATTGCTTCAATTAATTTTACTTCTGTATTTAAGCTAGATTCTAACGCTACGGCAAAAGTATTGGCATTAGCGTCTTCACTGGCTATTGCACACCCATCTGGAGCAGCAACTAGTCTGTCGCCTTTGCGTACATGGCCAATTACTCGAACTGGCACACGACCTTTAAGGGCAATATAGGTGCCTCCTTCTAGATCTTGATTCATCATTAGACCAGGTGCACCACTAACTACACCAACTGCTCGTTGACCTACCCAGATACTGGCTGTAACTTCTTGTTCGCCGCCTACAATTACCACTGTGCCAACATCATACTCTTTGTCTGCTAGATACTTTTCAGCAAGATCGGCACCTTGAACTGCTGTGGCTGTACCGTTGAACACATTGGCACTTAAATTTCCACTACTGTCTCTAGCAGCAATTGTATTGGCTGTTTTTGTTGTTTTTGCAGTTTTATAAGCAGAAGCAGGATTATCAGCAGCATCGTTGTCAATTTTAATGCGGTCTGCTCTATCAGCGGTTCCGATAAACTGATTGGCCACTAGATTGCCGCTGGCAGTTCTCGAAGCAATAGTAGACACCGTTGCTGCATCGCTGGCTTCAACGTTGTTTAATCTATTGGCATTGGTGGCGCTTGATGCATTTCCTGTTAGATTACCTACAACATTACCTGTTAGATTACCTACTATGTTTGCTCCACTATAACCAATCTGCTTTGAAGTGGCGTTGATTAATATTGTTGTGTCTATAGCTTTTACATTGCCAGAAATATTTCCTAAAACATCACCAACAAGATTACCGGCAATGTTGTCTGCAAATACCTGATACCAACGAATTTCATCACTGCCTAAGTTATAGACACTATCTGTTCCTGGCAATATTGCTGAGCTGGTAATGTTGGCCAGCGTTCTTGTTTCAGTAGACGAAATTCTGATTTTGAATTTAATATTACTTGCTGATTGATTTTGGATAACAATGTTTGAAGCATCTTCTAAAAACATCGATGCCTTAACTGCGGCACTGGCTGAAAATGTAAAACCGTTAGCACTAAAATCTACCACCGAAGGAAATATTGGTTGAGCTTTTAATACAATATCATTGCTGGTGTAAAATATTGAACTATTGTCAGCATTAACTAATCTTTGAGCAGATGATGCTGTACCCCAGATTACTGCTCCGCTGGCTGTTGTTGTAGTGCCATCATCGTTATCAGTGCCAATTAGCGTAATACCTTTTTTTATTCTTCCAAAGCTGGGTAATGTTGTTTTATCGGCATTACTTAAATTAAAAGTATCTTTACTAACAATGGCAATATCAACGCCGCCAGATTTAATTCTAGCAATAGTTCTATTTTCGTTGCCATCGTCTTTAACAGTTAATGATGTAACACTGGTTTCACCTAGTGTGTTTGGGCTTTCTGGGCCGATTAGCGTGTATTCGCTACCGGTCCAACAATATAATTGCTGTGCAAGACTGTCAAACCAAAATTCACCAGCACTTAGTCCCAATGGAGCTGTGGCTGTTGCATTAGCTCCGCCAACTGGTCTAAACCTTGTGCCGTCATAAACTTTGATTTTTCTATCTGTACTGTCGTACCATAACTGACCTGCAAGTGGTTTGCTAGGTTGAACCGCTCCGGCAAAATGTTCTAGAAGATGTAGGAAGTTTTCATTCTGAACCTGTCCGTAACCGGCGTAGTTTTTACCAACAAATCTAATGTTGGTAGTTGAATCAATCGTGCCATCAGCAACTGAAACTAAAAATGAACCGTTATATCGGTTAACTTGATAGGCCATTTTATACCTTTTTCTTTAATTCTTCAATCTGTTGTTGCTGATCTTTAACCGCTTCAATCAAATAGGCAACTAACTTGGTGTAATGTATCCCGTAAGGATTTCCTTCCGAATCTTTTGATACTAGATTAGGCAATACTTTATCGACGTCTTCTGCAATCAGTCCAGGTTCATTGATTGACGACTTGTCTTTTCTATCATAAATAACTCCGGTCAATTGCATGATGCTGTTTAATGCATTTAATATGGGATTTACATTTTCTTTAACAGTAATAGTTGATGTTTCAACAAAATTACTAGCAGTTACTCTACCAGCAACTCCAACACCGCCACTAACTATTAATGATCCGGTCGTTGTAGAAGTACTGGCAGCAGCATTGGTTATTCTAACCTGCCCGTTAAATGTTGAAGTACCGTCTACCGACTCAAGACGACTTGCAGGGAATCCGCCAGGAGTAACACCATCATGTACCACTACTGTTTTTTTGGTAGTGTCAATAGTTAATTCGCCAGGTGCTCCAACGAACGCTGCGTGTTCTGTTGTGGTTCCTCGTCTAAATTGTATTCTTTTTGCCATTCCTAAATGCTCCTGGTATTATGTTAAACCTGTTAAACTGCCGTAATCTACAAACACATCAACTAGAGAAGTGATTAATCCGTAATCTTCGTTGGCATCTGCGCCGATGAATCTCCATTCGACACCGTCCCAACCTTCCCATTCTCCGTCTGTGGTATTAAATCTAATCATGCCTTGCAAGGGTGTTGCAGGTCTTGTACCTGTTGTACCTGTAGGCACTTTCATTGCGCCAGTTCCTGCAAATATTCCGTTACCTTGCACATACATTGTGCCGCCAACACTGGCACCGCCTGCTACAACTAATGCACCTGTTCCAACTCCAGTACTCGCAGAAGTATTTGTAAAAGTTACTGTGCCACTTGACGCTAGTGTAGTAAAGACCGCAGTTCCCGGAGTAGTCGCTCCAATGTTAAAATTGTTTAAGGAGCCAGTTGCCCCTGAACTTAATTGTATAGTTCCTGTTCCAGTTACCGCAACTGTAAAATTTTTGTCTGCACCTGATTGTGAATAGTTACCTGTAATTGCTACAGAATTAAAATTCAGTGGAATTCCGGTATCAGTACTTTCAATCGCGCCAACAAACTTACCATAGAATGTTGTTGCACGAACTGTTTCTGCATTGATTTGTTTCCACTTGGCAGCAGTAGATCCTAAATCATACAATCCATTTGAACCAGGGTCAATACCAGTAGTCTTAACTACTGCAATATCTTTGATGTCACCACCGCCGTTTGATATTCTAAATATAAAAGGTGTATTCAGTGTGCTTTCTATAGCAGGAGTTGATCCATTTAAAATTGATATGCGCAAATCATTCTGATCACCGATAACAACTCCGCTGTCTTTAAAACTTACTTGAGACTCAAAAGTAGTATTGGCAGATCTTAGAAAGTCAGCGGCTGAAAATCCGCCAAGTCTTTCTGCATTTGATGCTGTTCCAATAAATCTGTGAGTGCTGGTGGTTTCACCTGTAGTTGGATCACTGTTGATAAAGTTAATGCCGGGTTTTAATAGACCAAATCCTGTAATGGGATTTATAACTCCATTGAGATTAAATATTGATCTACTAACGATAGCGATAGTTTCTCCACCAACTTGGAACTTGATAATCTGTTGATCGCTACCGACTGAGTCTTTTACCACTGCTGGTACTGTTGCTGTGTCGCCGTATATTGGAGATTTTTCAGGTCCAACTAGTATAAACTCAGCACCGTTCCAAACTCGAATTTGTTCGTTTTGATTGTCCCACCAAAAGTCGCCTACTGCTAGTCCCGATGGGGCAGATGCACTTGATTCTGCACCTGTTGTTACTTTAAACTTATTGCCGTCGTAGATCTTTAATTTCTTGGTGCTGGTGTCAAACCATGTTTGCCCAGAAATAGCTCTAGGAGGTGCCGAACTGTTGGCAAAATTTTCCAGCAAATGCAGAAAGTTTTCATTTTCAATTTCACCGTATCCACTGTAATTACGACCTACAAAGCGCAGATCCGTAGCGGTACTGTTCAGTGTTTGATCATCGACTGAAACTAAAAATGTTCCGTTAAATCTGTCTATTTGGTATGCCATTCACTCACTCCGGATTATTCATGTATTTATTGGATTTCTACTATTGCTGCTGCCGCTGTTGCCCTAGCTTGTTCTAGGTCTAGGTACTGTTGATCTGTTAGGCTAGTAGATTGTCCTAGGGCTTTTTCACGAAGATGTCGCATGACTTTCCAGTCAGACTCTGCCAAAAATTTTCTTTTTTCAGCATTTGTAATTCTTTGAGTTTCTTTAGCAGCTTCCGTATCTAAATGCGTTTGACTGTATGATTTAACTGTATTATCTGCTAGATCAAAATAATGAGTTTTAGCCGTTATAATACTTTCATGCTCTTCGTCAGTAACTTCTACCACAGTGTGTGTTTCAGGCACATTGGGTTCATAATTTAATATGCCGGAAATTTTATTGTCTTCAATAACTATATAATACATTATCTTCTCCAAATGGCCAAATAGTTTGCTGCTGGGGCGCTACGCTGTTCTGAATTTTGTACAAAAACTCTGACCCTATCACTAAGGGTAGAGTAGACACATCCCAATACATCATCTCCGTTTACTCCGCCTGCAAAATATATGACATGGATAGACGGAATGAACGCCACAAGGTTCGCCATGGTATATCCTGCTGGAGGATACACATCAAAATAGTTAGAGCCAAAATTGAGGTATCCAACAGTGTTAGTATATCCATATACATACTGGGCACTGGCCATAATATAAAGGTTACCGTCGTTTAACACTGACCAACTGTTCATTTTCATGCCGTTGATGTTAGGCGATGTAAATTCAAAGTAATCATCACTATCATTGGTCATTGAGAAGCGCATACGAGTACCCTCGCCGCCAGCTGACTCGAGTGTAATACTTGCAGTATCGCCACCGCCACCAAAGGCATCATTTGGCCAACGAATGCCTAACCCAGCCCCTTGTGCCACTGTTAGTGTACCAGTAGCTGTTATGTTAGAAGCCTGTAATGGACTAGTTGTAACTCTAGTTAGATCAGACTGATTAGCTGGAGTAAACCCTAGAGCGTTAACAACCTGTTGGTAGGAAACACTGGTAACTGTTACTGCGTTACCACTGATGCTAATTGGCCATGTACCGCTAGCCCCTGTGCCCGTTTTAGTAGGGGCATAAGTGTTATAATTATTAGCGGTTAGAATTTGGCTTGACCACAAGTAACCTGCGTTACTGTTATCATCAATTCTAAACCATTCACTGCCGTCCTCTGGTTCGTATATAATCAATCCTTCAGCAGAATTAACTCTTATAGCAAGTTCAATTGCGCTGTCGCCAGTATCATTGAAAAATATAGTTGGTTGAGATTTAGTAATTGTTATATCGCCACTAGCAGCTATTGTACTGAAACTGCCTGTTGCACCCGATGTGTTTGTTAACGTGCTTGGGTTAACTGGAGTATATCCTAACGCATTTGTAATCTGAGCTGAACTAATTGCTGTAACGGTATTTGCATTTCCGGTAATGTTGATGCCCCATGTACCGCTAGCATTTCCGCCTGTTAGTGTCGGTGAGTAACTGTTATAGTTAACATCTGTAATTAATTTTGCCCACGCACTCCATGTCGTTCCAACATCTCTACGACTGCGAACATAGTTGTCTGCATGAGCTCCTGTGCTGCCGCTCCAGCCAACCAACAGTTGGCCGCCTCCTGCGCCGCTCATTGAAATTACATTACCGTATGATGTAGGATAGCCATTGCTATAAACACTACGCAATCTTAAACCACTAGTCTCACCAAAACCGTTTGTTTCTGCTGTAATATTTCCTTCATTATAAACTAATGTAGTACCTGTTGCCGAGGCTGCATTTCCGCTAATATTAATTCCGTAGGTGCCACCATCGTTATAAACAAAATTGCTGGGTTTATTAGTTACTCCGGTCCAGGCTACAGAACTTGCAGAACCTGCATTACCTGTAACGCTAATTGGCCATGTGCCCGTTGCACCAGTGCCAGATAATGTTGGAGAATAGTTATTGTAGTTGGCAGCATTAAGTGTGACATGGCCATTAACTAATAAGCTGTTATTGTCTGGAACAATAAATTCTGCTTTGTCATCAACTGAGGTAATACCTGCATCGTTAGCTACAGTAAAACGCAATCTAGTGCGTTCACCGCCAACTGACTCATAGGTAATGCCTGCATAATCACCACCGCCACCATAAGGGTCTGATGGAAATCTAATACCTGCGGTTGAAACATTTACCTGCCCGCTAAAGGTTGCTGTGCTACCGGTTATTGCTGCACCAGATTGATTAGTTAGTGCTCCGGGATTAACTGGAGTGTAACCTAGTGCTGATACAATTTGAGCAGAGTTTAAATTAGTTACTGTATTAGCATTGCCTAAAATAGAAATATTCCAGGTGCCAGTTGCGCCAGCTCCAGCTTTAGTAGGAGCATAATCATTAAAATTAGTACTGTGTAATATCTTGTTCCAAGCAGTTGCTCCGCTACCACCTGTGCTTCTATAGTACAAGTTTTGTGCATAAAAATCTGCACTAAACTGCATGGCATAATAGTTGGCATCATTTACATGTGTACTAGACAACAGATGATGCCAGCTGCCGTTAACTGGCCAACCGTTGGCCGTTGTTGGATTTGGCCAATCATAAAATCCGCTGTCAGTTCTAGTCGAGATAACTTCTTTCGAAGCTGCATGGAAACCACTAACTGACTGTGCTACTCTTCCGCTAAATGAACCAGTTGTTGCATTTACAGAACCTCCAGCTTGGTTAGTTGCTGTTCCAGCAGTGGTCGCTGTATTAGCATTTCCAGAAATAGAAATATTGTATGTGCCGCTTAATCTAGCTAGAGGTACTGTACCAGTTGTTAGTCTATCGGCATTAATGTTTAAACTTGTGCCTGTGCCGCTAAATGTGCCGTTGGCTGTGCCGTCTACTGTAACATTACCATAGATGCGTAGAGCAGCATTTCCTGAACTATTAGGAGTAAGTCGCATTGACTCCAGTGTGCCGCCACCGCTTAGAGCATGTGTCCAACTGAAATACTCATTGCCGTTGTCGCTGGTTTGAAACTCCAATCTGCTGGCAGTATCGCCATCGCCAACATTGTAGAAACGAATACTTGCTCCGTCTGAGTTCATGCCCCAAGTTAATCCACGGCCAGCTATAGACCAAGCTAAATCACCAGTTAGTGTATCACCTGTTTTAAGAACATTAAGGCTGGCAGAGCCAATGACACTACCAGTTACATTACCATTTACATTACCTTGAAGATTACCAGTAACATCGCCTGCAACATTTCCTGCAATGCTTATATTGTATGTTCCAGTAAGTCTGGCTGTTGGAATTGTGCCAGTTAATAACTGAGTAGCATTTAAATTAGTAAGTTGGTTGGCATCTCCAATATAAGTTGGGGCTGACACGCCTCCGCCAACTACTGTGATCTGTCCAGAGACCCTTAGAATTGCACCACCGTCACTGTTTGGAGTTAGTCGCATAGACTCGTAAGTTGATGCGCCTAGAGTATGTGTCCATCTAAAAAATTCGTTGGTGTTGTCGCCGGTGTTAAATTCTAATCTGTTATCAGTAGAACCGTCGGCTGTATTGTAATAACGAATACTTGCAGTATCTGTATTCATTGACCATGCAAGACCTCTACCAGAACTAGTCCAGCTAATATCTCCAGTTAGAGTATCTCCAGATTTTAGCATGTTTAAACTGGCAGCGCCTGTTACATTACCAGTTAGATTACCAGTTACATTGCCAAATAATGCACTGTAGGTTCCGTTGTTAACAATTAATTTGTTAGATACTGTAACTTCATCGGCTAATGTCCTACCACTTAGTGTGGTGGCTTTTAACACATCTAATGTTGCTGCGGCTGAGTATATGTCTTTCCATCTATGACTAGGCAATCCTAATACTGGTCGTTGATTAGCAGGAGTGGTCAATGTATAGTCTGGAACAAATGCTGGTGATAATACTCCGTCAGCATTGGCAGCATTAGCAGATATAAATGTAAGTGTTGTTGGGGCAACGGTTACTGAGCCGGTTAACAATTTTAATTTTATTGCATTAGAAACATCAGATTCTAGCGTAGGAGTAAATCCTTCAATTTTAATATTGAGGTTATTACCGTCTCCAACAATAATACCAGGTGCTTCTACTTCCAATGCAACTAATTTTCCTAAACTTGTTAACACCGAATCAACAACATTAGGTGCTAGCGTATTTCCTACAAGTGTTTCGGCTGGAACTGGCAATGTAATATTTTCAGTTCCGTTAAAGGGCACAGTATTAATAAGGCGAGCAGTTTCTAATCTTATTGCACGATTAGCAACTCCGGAAAATGAGCCGCCCTCGATAGTATCAACTACAATATTATTAAAAGTACTAGTGCCAGTTACTGCGGTAACATTACCCTGCACATTGCCAAATAAATCAGCATTAACTGTAGTTGCTGAAAAGCCGCCTACTGAATTTCTTGCTACCACAGTACCTATAATATTTTCTGAAGTAGCATTAATATCCCAAGTGGTTTCAAATGCTCCGTTAAATTCAGATCCAATAATAAAGTCGCCGGCCTTTAATGGCTGGTTGGTTGCTGCTGTTATTTCAATATTCGATGACCCGTTAAATATCTTGCCGTTAATTGTTTTTGCATTTTGTAATAATGTTGCTGTGTCGGCATTACCTCTAAGATTTCCAGTCACTGCATACTTTGAAATTACATTATTAACTATGGAGGTTATCTCAGTTCCAGTAATAGTTGGCCCAGAAATAACACTTCCACCAAATCTAGGACGACTATCATACCAAGTAGTAATAGAAGTTGGGTTTGTTATACCAATCTGAGAATATCTGTCAGGTGTTCTTCCTAACCTATCTTCTAATACCCATTCTGATCCCTCAGTTAATTGATACAATAGAATATTGTTATCAGAACTTTCATAAACCTTGTAGAGAGAAAGTTGTATACCGTCGACAGTTATTAAACTTAAAATTTGATTATTAAAAATATTATTAGTAGAATCCGCTAATAATAAATCTTGTAATTGAGTTACTACTGTCGAACTACTAATCCCAGTATTTGGATAATTTAACCCAGGATATATTACAGTAAATCCAGGAACTGCCGCATCTGCAGAAATTGTAAATTCTTGATCAGAATGGATAGCAGTAGTAACACCGTTAATCTGTGTTAGAATAACAGGGTAAAATGCACCGGTAGCTGACTTAATTTTAGTACTAGTCATCTTAGTGACTGAAAATCCTTCGGCGGCTTCTGGACCAACCTGTCTCCAAGTTATTCCATCACTAACAAATAATTGTTGTGTAGTAGTTTTTAACCATAAGCCACCGTTACTGTGAGCCGGTTCTGTTTCACTAACTGTGGCATTGCCAATACTTAACCAGGTCGTACCGTTGTAAACTTTTAGAGCTTTTGCACCTTTATCATACCATGCTTGTCCACTTAATGCTCTAGCTGGAGGACTTGCGTTGGCAAAGTTCTCAAGTAAGAAAATAAAGTTTTCATTTTGAACTTCACCGTAGCCGGTATAATTTCTACCAATTAGGCCTACAGGAGTGCTGGTATCTAAAATACCATCATCAACTATAGTAAGTTGTGTTCCGTCGAATCTATTAATTATGTAGGCCATTAGTCGCTCCGTATTTCATTATGATACAAATGTCCATGCATTTGCAATTATTTGATATGTTTTTACAATTCTACTGATGTTATATGCAGGGGCAGGAATCGATATATCACCAAACGAAACATCAGTTAATGCAGAACCGGTTCCTGCCGGAGTATTAAATGTTGCTGTTGACTCATTTATATAAGAGTTTATGTTTAATGTTGGTCGAACTTCCGAAACAATGGTACATAAAATTCTAGCAACTGTTCCGTTATCGTATTCTAATACCGGAGCAATAGATTGTAAATCTTCAGCAATTTGTTCGTTAGTTCGACCATCACTGATGTCCATTGATAGTGCCAGAGGTTTTGCTTTGATTTGCACATCAACATAATTTTTAGTAGTGACATCAGATATGCCAACGGGTTCGCCAACATCGGTAATCCTTGCCGTTCCGTTTAATACAACATTGCCATTTCCATTAGGATATAATTCAATATTGCCGTTAGCATTGACTGATGCAATTCTATTGTTGTTCACAAAGATATTATCAATGGTAAATTCTGCCTGCACACCAAAAATGTTAATGCCGTTTGCTCGAGTTACAGCATTGGTTAATTCGTATGTTGCTGCGCCTTCGTTGTATTTTAGTACCTCAACTCCATTAATTCTAAATGACTTACCATATTCTAAATCAAAGTTTTGATTAGAGATCCACGAATCTCTAGTAAGACTCCAATAAATTTCTTTATCACCGCCTGTGCCAGATGATCGTAATATGATACCACCACCATCCGCTTGTTCGTTAGTTAATATAGAACTATCGGCGGCCGTACCTAATTCAATCTGCTTGTTTTCAACTCGAAGATTTGCAACATCAACTGCTACTGTATTACCTAAAACTCTAAGGTCTCCGTTGACTGTTAAGTTACCGCCTACTGTAGTTTGACTACTTAAAAATCCATCATAGATCTTTACAGTTTGAGAACTCGGTTCAATAACCATCGCATCATCTTGCACCGCGCCCCTACGAGCACTAATTTTAATAAATTTATTCTGCGCAACGTTTTGTAATAACAGGTCTCCGTTAGTTTCTAACAACTTAACCTGTTGTGCATCACCAATTTCAACTCCCTGAGTAACTCCTAACTTTCCAACAATTACTCCGCTGGTATCGTTTCTAACATATGTTGTATCAAGCCTACCACCTAGTTTTTCAGAATTGGTTGCTGTTACATTAAATTTAAGACCAGCAACGGTGCTGGCATTAAAGCCAGGAATAACCGTTCCACTAAATCCTGCAATAGGAATCTTTGGTGTAAACTCAGTTTCACTACTTGAAAAAATGCCAATCAACGTTCCGTTGTTGTAAAGACTAGTTATAACTTTGTTTTGATTTAGAGAATCTAAAATTGTGTTAACACGAATTCCACTAATCCCTTGACTCAATCCATAGCTTGGTCCAAGTAATAGAGTGTTTACACCGTCATAAAAATACAGTTGTTTGTTTGTGTCGTCAAACCATAAATCGCCCGGAGTTAAAGAGGTAGGTTGTGTTGCCGAAATAGTTGCCGAGCTAACTGGCTGAAATGCTGTGCCATTGTAAACTTTTAATTTTAATTCTGTAACATCAAACCAAATTTGTCCTCTTGTTGGACGAGCTGGTCTTACAGAGCTGGCAAAATTTTCTAATAACTTAATAAGGTTTTCATTAAACGCTTCACCAAACCCGCTGTAATTTTTACCTATAAGAGTAAGGTCTGTCGATAAGTCATCAATTTGACCATCCGATACTGTGGTTAATGTTGTTCCGTCTGATTTGGTAATTAAATATGCCATATTTTATCTCTTAGAATACTGGTGGTCCTGAACGGATAATATAGTTCAGCGTTAGGTAGGGATTCATAATTGAAAAACTTTGTCCCAGTTCCGGTGTTGTATAACCTAATACTCCGCCGCTACTTGGAAGGTATTGCATCTGTCCAGGAGTTGTGGGTCCTCGACCAAGGAAGGCGCCCTCTGCTGGGTCAAATCCTTGAGGACTAGCAGTATCTAATCGCGTTGCATGATATTGATTATTTCCGCTAACTCCTGCATCATTAAGTGCCCTAAAGTTATGTTCGTGTTGTGGAATGTTGGTCGCTGTCAAAGTATTTCTATAGTCGCCGCTGGATCCACCTAAAGTAGAAGCTTGTGTATCATCGACTCTAGGAACTAGTGTTGCAGTGCCTGTTCCGTAACCTGGTGGCGGGTCTGTTGGTATTACTGTGCTATTTCTAGTAAAAACTCCGCCGATGGTAGGGGTTCCTACATAACCTATTAAATTCCAAGGAGTATTAGAAATACTTGAAATTGTATATCGACGACCTTCAACAAGACTTGCTGCAGGTATTGCTTCGCTAGTAGGTAATCCGCCGCCAGCATCAATAAATCCACCGCCCAACGGAACTGTGTTATTATTATCCATGTTGTGTTTACCTAATGGAAATCTTCCACGCATGTCGGGTAATACAAAGGTCAAGCCGGCTTGACCCCTAAATGGTGTGCCGTATGTTGTTCCAATAACATTATACAGTGCTAGGTACTTGGCAGTTTCTTGCTCGCTACCGTCACATAATAGATAACCATAAGGTGCTGCTGCGCCCGCAAACGGCAAAATTGTGCCAACAGGCACGCCAAGATCTCCAACAAATACATCTCTAGTTTCTTTTAATAAACCTTCTCCAGATCTAAAAACTAGAACAAAATCATCAGCTTTTGACACATTAGGACTAGGTTGAACTTTACTGGAAATAATACCAGATGTAATTACTGTTTCAAAAGTTTTTGTGGTACCGCCAACTTGTCCGTCAAAGGTAATATTTGCAGAGGTTACATCGCCCTGCATTTTAAATGTTGTTGGAAAGCGTAAGTTAGTTGCTGTAGTAGCATTACCGATAATGTTACCTTCAAGTGCTCCAACTAAAGTATCTGCAATAAGAGTTTTGGTCCTAACAGTATTCCATCGTCTTGTTAAACTGCCGTTATCATATCTTTCCGTTTCTCTTGGCTCAATTGATGTTACGATCGTCTGGCCATAAACATCAATATTTTTTCCAATGAGTGCATTTTTTGTTATTGCAATACCTCCGGCAGTTCTAAAACTACCGTTGTTAAAATTAGTGCTTTCAGTAGTGTTGGTGAGAATCAAACTTCCATCAGTTTTGATATTTCCACTAACAGTTAGTGCTTCGTCTAGTGAGGTAGCGTTAATACCAACTTTATCGTCTCTAATTGTTAAAACGGTGTTTGGTATACCATTTCTGTTGGTCTGAAAATCTATGCTTGACTGAGCTCGTGCATTATAAATTTTAGCTGCGCCCTGATCACTGGCTAAACTAAATGTTCCATCAACTCCAATAGTAAGACCGGCATTGTTTCTAATATTAAAATTTTGTTCTGTTGTATTAGTTGTATCTGATCTTAAAAATTTAGCTGCGGCAACTGCTGTGCCTGCAACGTTTAAAGCATCTGCTGCAATAGCGGTGCCGTAGAACTTTGGAAGAAATCCGCCATCGCCTATATCTAGACTGGTAATGTTAATACCTGTCTTGATTGACGAAAATCCGTTGATAGAATTTTTAGGAGTAAAACTATCCTTACTAATAACAATAATTGGTTTATCTTCTACATAAAAAGTTACAATAACTCTATCAAAGTTATCACTATCAATGATAGACTCTACAACAGGTCCAGATTGCAATCCTGTAGAAAAATTAGGACCAACTAGAATCCAACTTGATCCTGAAAACACATACAACTGTTGGTTGGTAGTGTCAACCCAAAGTTCGCCAACTCTAGCGGATTCTACCGAAGGTTCACTGGTACTCTTTTGAATGTTGCTGGCAGCTTTCCATTGTGTATTATCCCAGATCTGTAAAATACCTTCTAGGGAATTATACCACAGTTGCCCTTCAACTGGGTTGGTTGGTGCTGCTCCGCTGGCAAAGTTTTCTAACAATGCTAAAAAGTTTTCAGCAATAATTTGTCCGTATCCCGTGACATTTCGTCCTGGAAAATCTAAACTTGTATCTGCATTAGAAGTATTATCATAGACTGTAATAGGAGTCTTGTTTTCTTTGTCGGTAAAATTTACAATATATGGCATTTATTATACCTCTGTGAAGCCGGTTAAGCTCTGTACACGAATTGTATAATCAACTTGTAAGAGTCTGTTTAAAGATTTCTGAACTGGATGAAATACCACATGGGTAAGCAATTTACCCTGACCATTTGGATTGTAGCTCTTGAGTCCTAGCTCGTCAAAAACATAGTTACCGTTCATATCAACGCTGTTGTCAAAGGCCTGTTGACCAACTGGCTCGCCATAATCAAGTAGACAGCTGATAACAATATCACTATAAGTTGCTCCGCTAATATGTCGTATTTCCATTTTATTTCTAGTAGGATCTACATTTTCTGTAGCATTTTGATCGACAATTTTAGCATAGGTTTGATTATACAATCCTGTGTTTACTCCAACAGTATTAGGTGTTAAGTAGGTAATTAATCCAGTAGGATCAACTGTTGTTCCTCCGCTACCAAATGCCATTTGGTAAATCCATCCCTGTCCTTGATTGCTTAGGCTGTTGACCATAGCAACACTCATGTTTTCGTAGTGAATAGCGTTACGCTTATCTTGAAATACTTCACCGGTTTCTGGGTCAAAAATCTTGATATGGCCCTCAAAATGCCAGCCTGAAGTCTCATTAGGTTGAGAATTTTCCTTTGGTGTTTGGTTTTTCATAGTTGATTCACTTGTGTTTTTCTGTTCCATAGTATATTTATTCAGGCAGTTCGGTGCTCTTTTGTTTTAGAAATTCAGCAATAGAGCTTGAATTTTTCAACAAGGTAACGCCCGATGAAGCGGTTGTTTCTCCCCGATCATACCATGTTTTTCCAATTCGCCTAATAACGGTAATTCGAGTTCCTGCAGGAACCGTAGAAGTTAGTCGAATATAATCGTTTACACCATCTACACTAAATTCAGCTTCTAACACTGTATCAGCTTGAGGGCTAGTAATATTAGCTGTTTGATCGTAAACAGTTAGCGGATCTTTTCTTAAACGTTTGCCTGCTGCAAATACTTCAATTTGATCGCAAGGCTCATATCCTGTTGGGATTGTTATTCTTGTCCAGTTGGATCTAGTTGCGGCTTCGGGAACATAGTTTAGCGGTCCAATTAACAAACTACTACCGTCGCTAACAAAGTCTAATCTTTCTTGACTTTCGTTATATGGAAGATTTTCAACTCGGCCAACATCAACTACATTGCTACCCGATGCGTGTACTTCTTTGATAGCTGTTCCGTTAGTTCCTCTTCTTAGCTGTGATAGTGTTGTTGCTGTTTTGTCAAAATAATCAATGCGTTCTCCGTTGATATAAACAGTGCCTGGAATATTTCTAGATTTAATTGGTTCAAACAAATTAGTTGTGTCTGTAACTTGTATTACTTGATCGTAGTAATTTAAATCTTGAGATAAAGTTACTGCTTTATCGATGCTGAAACGATTGAAATGGTAGATGTTTAGCATGTCTTTAAACACTTCGTAAGCCAACGGCTGTCGTCTTGTATAATTACCAAACTGTACTATCTTGATTTCGTCTGTGATTAATGATGCTGTTTTCAAATAGACAACATTTCTTGGAATGGACACTTGGTAGTCTTGTTCTTGTGTTAGTCTACGGCCGTTTTTATAAACCCAAATATAACTAGCGTTAACTGGTTCTCTTGCTAATCGATACTGAACTTTACCTCCAGTGTACTGATCAGAAATAATATTCATACTTGGATATTCACTAAACCAAGTGACTGTGATTTGGTCGTTTTCTTGTAGGGTAGTTGTGCTGTCGTTTTCTACAAAACTAGTTCCATTGAACACAATGTTATTATTTGAAAAAGTATACTGACTTCTAATGTCTACAATAATTTTTATTTCATCGTTAATTTTTAACACTTCAGTATTAACAGTTACAGTATTTTCATTTCCATCATAGACATAATCAAGGATGTTTCTCTTTAATTCATTATTGACATAGACTTGAATGTTGGTCTGAGTAGCAGTATTTGGAGCTTCTCTTGGATCTTGGCCAATAATCACACTGTTATTTGATCCGTTATAGACTACAAATTCGGTGTCAACACCTTTTAATTGTATTCCATTTATTTCAACTAGTACTGATCCAGATGCACTGGCTCTTTCAAGATTTACAAATTGATCAAGATCATAACTTAGTGTACTTCCGTCATATGTAATAGTTTGCTGATTGACTCTTACAACAGATGTTCCGGTTGAGTCAACGTCGGAATTAGCTCCTAGGCAAACAATTTTTACAATTTGGCGGCGTTCTGGTTTGTTGGCAAATTGTATTAGTGTTTTATTTGCAATGTCCAATACTTCGGAACTGTTGATAGGTAATGCATCAACATCTACTCCGTCTACTGTTACAACCACAGACGCAGTGTCGACAAAATTTGCTCTAGTCAAGAACAATAATGTATCTCCATCTGCTTCAAACTCTTGGTAATCTAGCAGGGCTGCACCGCCGACTCCTATTGATATAATTTCAATTACAGAATCTCTAATTGGAGCATTAGTAAACACCACTTCGTTGGTATTGTAATCTATAATATATTCTATGCTGCTGTCTGCTGAATTGATTTCGCATTTCACTTTGTCTACATAAACCATTACCGATGCACTATCTAGCACAGTTAATCCAATAGCAAAACGCTTATCTCTTCCATTAGATTTTAATACACGAGATTGTAACGGTGTTGCGCCAGTCTGTACTGTGTGGAACACCTTGATCGAAACACTGTCAATAACTTGACCAGGAATATTTTCTTCGGGAGCTGGAACTTGGTCAGGACTGATAAATTTACTACCGTCAACTACAATATCTTCTGCTGCGGTACCAGTAGCGGTAATATAGGCTCCGCTAACTGCACTTAATGATCCGCCTGTTAAATTTGTATCAATAATATTAATATCAGTGATGTTAACTGTACCGTCGCTATCTAAAGGACGGAATATTAAGGTATCTCTGTTTTCAATTTGTACATATTGTTGAACATCAACACTGTTTGTTGAGCCGTCGCCTACTACTGTTGGCATTACAGCAAATGTGTTAGTAACTCCAGCACCTCCAAAATTTGGATCGTCAATTCGGATTGTGCGAGATGCTTCAATTCCTTGATCATAAACAATAACAGGCGCTCCGGCTGAATCTAGTGTGTCAATACTTCTAGGAGATCCTAATCCGCTTCGTTTTAGATACACTGATAATTGTTGTCCTACTACTGGCGTAAACGGCAACACGATTGTTAATTCTTCCCATACTTCTGGAAATTCAACAGGAGGTTTGTCGGCGTTGTCAATTACTGCACGATATTGTTTGTTTCTATAGCTGACTACAGAACCTGCTTTCCAGGTTAATGATCGACTATCTAGTCCGGTTAAGGTATACGGTTGCGTATCAACCACATAATAAAAATCTGCGTTTGGTTCTACAGAATCCCATGTATCTGTAAACCAAGGAAGCGCATCCCAACCGCCACTAACATCAAATGTAGTTCCTTGAATTTGTACTCCGCCAAAATCTATACCGGTCATTAGTTGGTTGATTTCTTTGCCTACCATACCACGAGTTGGACTGTAATATTTGTTAATTCTGTCCACCGCTTCTAAAATTTCATCAGCTTTTTCGTAGTCAATTACAATAGTTGCGCCAGCAATTGGTAAAGACATCAACTTTAGTTTGCCTCTTAACAGACTGTACGAATCTGTACTGGACTTATAGAATGTGATTTCATATTCGCTATCTAGTATAATTTCGTCGTTGATAGTGACTGCAATTTTTGTCTTGTCTCGTGTTGGTGGATAATTTAATTCAAATATTGCAGTAAATCCGTCCGCAACAAATTCTTGACTATAGGTGTATTCTAGGTAAGTGCCCTCTTTGGTAATTCTATCAAATTTAACTGTTAAGTCAAAGGTTCTTGTTTTACCATCGCCGATGATAGCCACAGCTTTTGCAATGCTGGTAGATGTGCCGTTACCGCCAACAATACTAACTGATGCTGTGGTATAACCTGTGCCGGCAGTTAACATTTTAATTCCAGAAACTGATCCGTTGGCAATAAATGCCTGAGCACTGGCGCCTGATCCATCGCCTGTAATTACAACACGAGGAGCATCTTTATAATCTGCGCCTACATCAGAAAGAACAATGTCAGTGATAGAATATGCATGATTGTCTTTCCACCATTTGTAAGGATAGGTGTCGACAACACTAGAATTTTCTAGTATAGGAAGTATTTTTCCTTCTCTAATATCATATGCTGGTGGCACATCAAAGTCTGTGATCGCTGCTCCTTGCCTATCGATGTCAGTGTATCTGCTGGTATACTCTCTAATGGTTGTTCTAAAAGGTTTCACTTCTTCTAGATAATTTTGAAAGCTAGACAAATTGTCATTCTTATAATTTGTCTTTTGTTCTAGATCACCAATATTGTGAATAGCGTTTAAGAAGCTGGTTTTAAATGCCCAGTCAACATATGTTTGTTCTGAGAAGATATAACGAATACTAGCAAAGAATAACTTATTCCACTCTGCTCGTAGATTGTCAATAAAGATATTTTCTTTTAGGGCAGCAAAAATAAATCTTAATTCTTGTGTCGGTTGATTGTCGTATGTTACTTCATCGTAAGACCCTTGATAGTCGTAGACTTTAACATTGTAAATTGATTCGTTAATTTTAATTGTTCCGTTCTCACGACCAACTAAAATATATTTGCCAAGAATATCTCCGGTGCCATCTGTAACTCTTTCAAGCAATGCCCAGCCACCGTTAGCATATTCTTTGACCTTGATAACACTGCCAACTGTTATTTTAATTGTGGGCTCAAGGTAAAGATCTAAAATTTCTTTTACGATTCGAGTTACTGCACCATAACCGCTGGCATACCAATCGGTATAAGTCCAATACTTAGTTGTGTCATAAGATTGTACAGTACTCTTGAAAAATCCTTCTCTAACACTGTCCCAGAAATAGATAGCCCAATAGTTATTATAGGTTGTGTCATTTTTAACCAGCACTGAGAAGTTTCTTACTGACACATCAGCTGTGGTATATTTTCTACCTTTCTGTACAACAGTAACTGATGTGATTCTGCCTTGCAGGTCGAGAGCAACTGTTGCCTTGGCTCCTAGTCCATCACCGACTATCTTGACAGGTGGTACTGTGCGATATCCAAAACCGGGATCAACAATATCAATTGTGTCAATTTCTCCATCAACAATATTTGCACTTAAAATTGCCGGGGAAATTCTAACAATACCCACTTCTGCCAATTCAGCAAATGTGTCTACTGTTATGTCATATAAGTTTAAGGTTTCGTTAGGAATGTTTTCAATTTGATTTAGATTTTCAAAATCAATTAGATCTGCAAATGGTCGTGTCTCTAGTATTGCGTTGCTTCGATCGATAACAATCTTTAATGCAGTTCCTCGATCAACAAACATTGTTTGAATGGGTCTAAATGCTAGACCGTATCGTTGTTTAGGCAACAGTGTAGGATCAGGAACAGGGTTTCCTGCCTGATTGAATCCAACAAGACTGTCAATCCATTTTTGTTCTAATGAGGCGCTTGGCAGACTGTCTGCAATACCTTCTGTTAACAACTGATACTCTGTGTGAGTGGCATTAGGTCTGCGTTCTGAATTGTAATATTCAATGTTTATCAAAGCAGAATCGCCTGTAATCACAGAACTTAAATTGTAAGTCAAAAACTTATCAGTGTCAATGATAGCCAATATTGGTGTACCGTCACTGGCAGGATTTTCAATTAGTGTTGCGACACTGGCAGCTGAGATATTTCTGCCAGCAACACCGCTAGGAATAATTGTTTTATTCTTTACCCAGAAATAATATTTTGTGCCGTAGGATAGACCCGTGTTAGGATTAGTAAATCGCTTGATAGAATATGCAGTATTGCTGTATAATGGTTGACCAGAAATACCAGCTGACAATCCGTCTGTGGTATCTGCTATCTTGGCCCAATCAGTTGGACTCAATGAGCTTTCAACCCACTCGCAGATGTCAATGCTAGCACCGGGTGCTAGTTGATTCCAGTTACCTGCGCGATAGGCAAGATCTCCTTGCTCATAATGCGCCCATTTAGCAGTACTGATGTTCCACCAAATTACGCCAACATTTTTTTCAAACCATGCTTGGTCAGCATCAACTTCAACTTCAGAAGTACCGTTGGTATAAGTTGCAGGATCGTATAGAGTTTTAAATTTAATTTCTTGTTCTGCACGGCCAAGGATTTTTAATTTGTTTACATCAATAATATCTAGGTCTGCAATTTTTAGATATTTTTCATCGTCATAGACTGCAACACTCTTTAGGAGATCAATGTTTACCATAGGAGATTCTTCTGCTAGAACTGCAAAACTGTCTTTGGTAACATCTTTTCTAAATATTCTAGTCATGCCTGTTGTTGAATAACTAGGAGAACCTGTTATAATTACCGAGGCAGTACTATCTAACGAATAACCAAATGCTTCGTTGTCCAACAAATCAGCTTCTAGTTTTTCAGCAAGTACATAAGTTTGATCTTTGAGTTCAAACACATAAACTTGTCCAGGATAGCCTTGATCTTCTGAGAATGTTGTACGACCACCATCGAAGCGTGTTCTAGTTGCAAGATCAAATCGTGTTGGTAGTTTGTAGGGAGTATTCTTTGCTCCAACTACCACACGCTCACCACGCTCACTAATAGATACACTGAATCCAAATAATTCGTTGTTGTAAACTTCATAACTTTGAAGTTTTTGTTTTAGTCGATATTCAGGAATTGTTGAATCTGTATCGTATCTAAAGATATAAACACTGCCTTGATTTTGTAGATTAATATCTGCTTGCGGACTAGAGATAGTAATAGTATTTCCAGAATTATCAATGTCAATAGCAAATCCAAACAAATCTCCAGAGTTGATTATCTCGGTAGATGCTAAATCATTAACATCAGGTAAACTGCCTGCATTGATTGTCTGCATTAAACTGTAAAAGCCGTAATTATTCATCTTATAGATATAAACTTTTCCAGAAATTGCATCCGATACTGGTTCAATCAACGACCAAGGAGATCCGGATACTGGATTCGCTCCTGTAGAAGATGTAGCGCCTAATCTATAATAGTTATTTGTCCACTTAACTACATCGCCAGATACATAGAGTTGATAACTATTCCAAACGCCTCGATAGTTGGTAAAATATTGTCCGTCACTAGTTGGTGATCCGATTACTAGTGTCATTCCGTCGCGACTCATAGTCATACTAGAACCAAACCTATCGCCGACTTTAACTAATTCGGCTGTTTGATTTGATAATATAGGTCCAATAGTCAAATCAGTGCTATCGTCCTCAAGTGCAATATTTGTAGGCAAGGAACTTTGAGTTGATATAGGATCTAATTGTATCCAATTAGAATCATTAACAATAATAGTACTGCCGTCGCCGGTCTGATCTTCTAGGGATTGCCACAGTTGGTTGTTGTACCATACAATAGCTCCAGCTTCGTAGAATCTAGCTCCGGTATTATCGTAGACTCCTTTGAAGTTTTGATTTTCAATTAATTGCCATTCTTTAGCAATATTAGGATATTTTTTAATTATACTGTTACCCATGCTTAGTGTTGCTGACGAGTAATAATATAAGATACTTGCAGTATTTTCTGTTACTGTGATTTGAACTTTTCTTGTTGTAGCAATAGTAAATCCTGCAATATACTGTGCCTGAGTAACTGTGCGATTGTCAAGAAGATATGTAACCCCTGTAGTATATAATGTTCCGCCGCCAAGTACACCATTAATGTTATCGTTACTAAAATTCAACGGATGCTTGTTGGTTATAGTACCGGTTACAGGATTAGGATAATAAACATTACTAAGATCTGTTTGATCAAATATATAGGTATTACCAACCATCAATGATAGATTAGGTCTATATTGATCATTAATATAATATTTGTAACCAGAGTCCGTTCCCTGCGGCGGCGCAACTGTTACTTTGTATGTTATGGTTTCCGAAGTGTCAATACTCAGCGGAGCATATTTGTATAGATATACTCGACCCTTGTTGTTTTCTGCACCTGGGGCGGAAACAGCCATGTAGTAGTTTCCGTTATCAACACCTATAGTTATTTTAGAACCAAACTGTTCATCGTTGTTTTGTCTTGGACTAACAAAAGTATATTGTTCAACCCAATTTTGTCCACTCCACTCATACAGAGATATTGCACCTTGTTCGTTGTATCCTGTGTTAGTTCCTTGAGAATTAGCTGTGATAACTAGCACTGGTTCCCAATCTTCCATGGTAGTGTCAATGCTAGCAATGGTACTATCAGCACCAATGCGTATACGAGTACTATCTGGTCCTATAGTAAGATCACTAGCAAATATATTAACTTTAGCTCTCCATAGTTTTCCTTTGTGTAAAACTATGTCTCCTTGAGAATAATCTGAAGCACTGTCATAGACTTCTCGATAATCTGATCTAACCTCTGTTGCTCTTGGACTACCAATAACCAACCACTTGCCGTCTGGACTAACTGCTAGACTCTCGCCAAATGATTTTTTAATGTCCAAGTTTATGGTATTTGGTCTTTCAAAAATTTGAAACGGTTTAAGTCCTTCGGCTCTTTCTAGATAAGATACAACTAGATTACTTGCAGGCATTGAAGAAATAATCTGAGTTAATATATCAATGTACAATACAGATTTGCCATTACCTTCCGGAACTGTTGCACCATATTCTGAAATTTCAGTTGCTGAAAATAGTTTTTGTTTTTCGGAAACTTCCCAATTGTCATTTATGTTATTGTCAATCCAGAATTTAGCGCCGCTGGTTAATGTTGCGGCATTGGCAAGATCTACAGATTGGTAATCAGTAAATCTAGCAGTGCTGAATAGTTCTAAATTGATAAGTGTACTAGATTCCCATTTTGGTTCTTTGGCATCCTTACTGATTTGAATTACTATAGTTTTTCTATCTGGTACTTCTGTAATCTTGTAGAATCCTTCTAGATTTTCAATATTTCTAATACCAAAAATATCACCAACTGATAGTCCGTGTGTTCTGCTTAATACAATTTCAACTCTGGTTTTAACTACATTGACATCAGTAACAAATAGTAATCTAGAAATATTGTATCGTAACACAGTCCAAGATGTGTTATAGAATGTAATCCACACATGTGAATTTTCTACAAAATCTGCAATGTTTAACGCTAGGATATCATCATAGTTTTTAACAGCAAAATCAATATCAAAAGAATTTACATATCCTGCTGTTCTTGGAGTTAGTTTATATTTCTTAACAGGATTGACATTGGCTGTAAAAGGCCTTGGCGCAATTGTAAAATTCTTTTCAGGCACACGCATATACAAGTCTAAAAGATCTGCATTAGATTCCGTAGGAGCAATAATTACGGGCTGTGGATTAATTTTAAAATCATTTTTTAAGATTCTAAATTCAGTTTCATTAAACTGTTCAGTTCCACCTAGGCGACCTACACGGAACGCCCATTCTTCGTTGAGTTCAATGCTGCCGGTATTTGTTCTGCTTAGTTTGTCAAATACCTTAGTGATAGCATTGGCTGTGCCTTTTTCACGAATAAATCCTTGATACAATTTAAATTGACTAACTGCATCTTCGGCCATGTTCTGTAAATATTCTCGTGTTTGGTATCCAATAACATGGCGGCTTAGGTCACGCTGACTACTGCCTAGTCCGTCGGCATCAACATCATAATAGTCTTCAAATTGATTGATTCTATAATCAAAGTTTGCAACCAGTCCCTTGGTTGGAGTGGTGTCTAATTTTTCCCAGATTGTTGTGTCAAATAACTCAGTGCCTTGAACATTTTGTTTGCTAACCCAGTTGTAAGACTTGTAGGAAACAATGTCTCCTAATCTGTAATCAGTGTAAGGACTCCACTGTTGAATGTTTACATTATCAAACAAGAAGCCAGGGCTGGTGTAATCGCCGTCCCAATCAACAGTTCGGAATCCGCGACTCTTGATACGCTCTTGACGATAGCCGGTGGTCTTGTCATAGATGACATCATTAAAAACAGTACGGTCATCAAATACGGTAACGTGTTCCTTGAGAACAAAGTAGACCTTAATAAAATAAATGCCTTCGTTGGTGTTGACTGTGCTAACTGTTACAGACTGAAAGTCTCTGTTAACATTTAGGAATATTGGCAACAGTGGTGTTCCGTCGCTTTTGAAAATTTGATAATCGTAGAAACTGTCAAAGAGACTGTCGGCAACACCTAGTGGAATCTTCATTTCAACTTGGCCTGCACTGGGGCTTAGAGTTAATAGAGATCCTACAGCCCAGTTGTGCTTGGTCCAGAATAGAAATTCTTTACAGCTGGTTCCCCAGTTGTAGGCCACTTGGTTTTCAGCATCATATCGATCAAAGCTAAATCCTTGTGTTTTTAGATAGGCCTGATAGCCTAACAAGAAGTCTACTACACCTTGAATCTTGGTAATGACTGTGCCATAGTACAGCTGGACTGGCGCCAGTTGATTGAATGTTTTTCTAAAGTAGGCTTCGACTCCACCTACTACCGGTAACTTAGGTAAAATTTTCCAAAGACTTTTATCAAATACTCCGGTGCTGGTATGAGACTTTAATGCACGATAAAATGTATTTTGAGTTCTTACAACATCACCGTTACTGTAAACTTTGTCAGCAGCCCAATCTAGGAAAGATACACTGGTACCTCCAACAGATGTAAGAGGATCGCTGCTGCTGGCAATAGGTTTAAAATAATTAAAGTAAGGCTGTTGATTGTCGTAGCCCTTGATTTTCCAGCCTTCGGCTAATTTTTCAATCAACACTCCACTATAGGCAATACCTATCATTGGAACACCTACATTAAAAATTACATCGTAGTTTTCATTTGGTACATAGATACTGCTGGATGTTGCACTTGGATTTTTACTATCTAGCAGATATTTCTGTTCTGTTTGATCAACGAATCCGGACATCCTTGTAGAAATTTTAATATCTAGATTATTCAATCTTGTTAATAGCACTTGCGGATCTAGATTTTTACTTCGGACATAGCTGGAAACAAAAGTTACCAATCCTGAAAGTTGTGTACCGCCTACTACAGGAACTAATAAATCTGAAATCTTTGAAAATACGCTGGACCTAGCTGATACTGTTTGCCCAAGTTGATTCACTGCCATTCTGGATCTATCAAAACTATCTGTTATAAATTCAAATGGTTTTAACAGGCACAATGCTGAAATTACAGAAAACGGCCATTCGCTGCTAGATCTCCATGCAGCTTCTGCTGGGCTAATATCGCCTGGTCTATAATCACCTTGATTATTAATTAGTGTAAAATCGTTGGCAAGTCCTGAATCGAGCGGACTTAATAATCGTCCGTCGCCGTCTGTAGGAATATGATTTAAAATACTAGGTCTTGCATAACGAGCATAAGTGCCGGCACGAGAACCTTGGCGGATAACACCGTCACGGATATCTTCCCAAAGAATTAAGTTGCCTCTAGTGTAAGGTGCAGGACCATATTCACTTTCCCACCATGTCGGTTTTTCACTAAAGCCTAAAATTTCCCAAGGGCAAATGTGTGGACGATCTGTGTCATAGAACCATCGATATACTCCTCTCCAATATCCTGGTAAACTTTGCAGTCTAGTAGGATCTGTCATGTTGCTGTAAGTATAAGTAAAACTATTTTGTGTGTCAAAATATTGATCATTATTAGTGTAATCAATATCAGTGTTAGATACCCAACGCAAGAAATCCTGCATGACTATGGCATCTAATTCTGGTTTCGTATATAAGGCATTTCCGTAGTAGCCACCGAATACTGTGTCAATGTTAAAAATATTTTCGTTGTATTCTTGTTTGATGTTGTTGTAAATTCTTAATTCTAATTCTAAAATTGCATCATCTCTGTAATCATCATAGGCGGCGGTAATACTACCATCGTGTCCTTGGATCACCAAGCGAGGAGCTACAAATGTGTCATCAAGATAAATTCTTGGCAGGTACTTTTTGTACAGACCTAGTTTAGTAGGAGTTGCCGGAATATAGTTGAACGCTGTTGATGCATATTCTCTAATAACAATTTGATCACCTTCAGCTAATGTTAGGGAAAGTCTAACAAATCCAAATGTACTATCAAATACATAATCTGTTCCGTGAATTAATTGCTCACCGTTGCAGTAAACATAGACTGCACGACGACTAAGTTCTGTGAGATTAAAAGTTTGACTTAGTGCAAATACTTTTATTCCTTCGTCTTCAACTAGATACACAATGTCAGCATGAGCACCGTTTCCGATCATGTCACTGTCTGCGAACGGATCTGATGAATCTTTTGTTATGGTCATTGCGGCTATGACTTCGTCGACAAAATCAACTACATTATCTAACGGCATAACTTCTGCAATTCTTTTTAAGAATTCATTCTTAAAATTACTGTAGGCTCTTAACGAATGTTGGATAGACTTTATAATGTTAATATTCTTATCGCAGAGCAAAGATACTGCCATTGGTGCAATACCAGAATGTTTTAGGAAACGCATACAACGGGGTTGATAACCGTCAATGTTTCTCAAATTGCTGTTGCCTGGATACACCCCTGAAAATTCTGTTTCAATTTCCATAGCCGACGACAAATGGTCAATTGCTTGCCCTAGAGTGAAAGCTGTTAAATTGTCGTTTAATGGATTCTTTTCTAATCCGTGTGGAATTTGATAATATCCTTGGTCTGGGTCAATGTCAATATAGATCTTGATAGATACCACATCATTTACTGCAAATGCGTTGGCAAATGTAAATGTTCCGTATTCTCTAGTATAACTGTCTAGATGTCTTTGACCGTTTAGATAGAAAATTACAGTTGACTGACGGCTGCTAAAAGCTTCCCAATTAACTGTTGCTAATGTAATTTGATTTGTTGCTTCAGTAACAACCACACTGTCTAAAATTGGTTGTTGATAATTGCTGTCTGATTTAACCCAGCCGTTGGCAAATTCATCTAAGGGATTGAATCTGTAAAAGCCAGTATTTAAATTCTTTGTCAGTGTCTCTTGATTAACAGAATAAGAAAAACTGTCAAGGTCAAGATTATATGTGAATAAAATATCTCCAACATTGTCAATGTTCAAATAGTCAAGACTAAATCCTAATTCACTGTCAGCAACACTGTTGCCTACTTTATAGCTTAGAATAGGAGATCCAGTAAATGTTGACGAAGGATAAGTTGTTGCATCTGAAAAACTGATACCGTTGTTGTCAAATAGATCAAACAATGGTAGTTGATTAGCCTTGGTTTTTTCTTGGCTAGGTATCCAATTAACACCGTTGAAATGATACATTAATCCTTTGTTAACATTACCACTTCTTACTAATACTCCTTCGCCTAGTATAGGATCCGAATCGCTAGTTGCTTTAAGTGTAATTTGTCTAACATTATTATGAGTAATAAAATTAACTTGATAAATTTTGTTGTTGGCTAATTGATCAGTATCTGCAACAAATAAAATTCGTGCGCCTTGATATAAAAATTCGCCGTCAACACTATATCCTTGACTACCTTCAATTGTGGAAAATATATCAGTTGTAAATGTATCAATAAAATCTACAGGAGTTTTTGCAACACTACCGTGATTGAACAATTGAAGATTTGATCTAAATTCAATAATAGGACGCTTGGCTCTAAAATTATCGCCTGCTTCAAAATCTGTACCATTAAGTTTGTGTGCTTGTTCTAGTGTTGATTTATGAAACCAACGATTATATCGACTCCATGGATTAAAATCAATACTAGATCTGCAGATTGCAATATAATCTTTTTCTCCGGGATATGAAGTTGCATCATCAAAGGGCTCTGTATCAAATCCTGTGTTATCAAAAATTACTTCAGGAATTTGGCTGGTGATAATTGGAACTTCTAAATCAGAAAACTTAATTAGTGTTATTTCTCTGCCAACTTTCTCTACCAACCAATTGTCTTTTTTATATTTTGCAGGAGTAACTTTACCGCCAAATCTCACAACTAGCCCGTTGGTAAATTCTATTCCATTACTACTGGTATATGTCTGCTTGCCTAGAATTTCTTTATCGATGTTGATACTGGTATTTTCTTCAATGTCCTGGATCAGGAATCGACCAAATCTATCAGGATTAATTGCACTTTGATAGTAAAGAATATCTGGCGCATCGTGAGGAACTTCAAAAGTAACTGTACCGTTGGTAGCACCATTATTTGTTACTCCACTAAAATAGTCAAACTTAGATGTTTGTACATTTTCATCTACAAGTTCCCATTCTGGTCCTTCAACAATTGTGCCATCAACACTGGCAGTAACAAAAGTTAATGCTCTCCATAATTTGCCGTCATAGACTGCTAATTGATTAGGAATATATGGAAGAAAAGGATTATACTTTAAGCTGCCAGTATCAAAGGCTGTACGAATATAAAATCCTTCTCTAGGACTGTTAACTGCAAAATTATAAGTTTGACCTCTGTATAAGGTCAGTGTAGGATTATTAGTTGCACCGTCTGGATAAAAAATCCATGTGGAAGTTGTACCTTGCCGAACTCGATAGGTACTGGTAATTGCATCTCCTTGGCCAAGAACTTTAACACTTGGTGGGCCGCTAGGAACCCAATAATATTCACGGAAGTTTACAAACTTGTCCCACTCAATAGGAGGAGCCCAGCTATAATGATCTTGGCTGGTAATTAAATCGTCGCGCTCGTTAAAGTTATTGAAAAATCTTAATTGATTTTTAAAATCGATATAGTCGTAAAAATTTTCAATATTGCCTTGATCATCGGATAGCACCACGCCCGGTTCTAATTGATATCTACTGCGTAGTGTGTTATCGCTGTCAAGATAAATGTCAGAACCTTTATAAGTTTTACCGTATCTACGGCCAATATATCCCACAGTCTTTTGTAGAACACCCGGCTGCACCAGAGGATCAATAACTCCGGCCATAAATTTACTGTTTGTTTCAGTCTTAAAAACCTGAGGAAGTAAATCTACTGTCCTGCGAATTGGTAACCCACTTTCTGGGAAAATTTCATTTGCCATATTCTACAATTACCCTAAATTAGTTGATGATATAACTGCCGAAGCATCTACACGAATTTCGCTAGCAGTGATTGCTGTTACAATAACAATGTCGTCTACTGTGGCACCACTGACAAAAATTTCGTCGTTAGCACTTTGAATTTCAAATAAACTACCAAAACTTTGCGTTGGCTGTCTTGGCACAATTACCAAGTTACTTAAATCTGGAGTGACTGCATTAGTGATGTATGTGATCAATTCTCCAAGATAAAACCTATCTCCAAAGTCCCAGTTGGCCACATCAAAGAAATCGTTGATGGCTGAAATAATTCTAACTTTAAGATCATTATCATTGATAGTTTTATTTGGATTTTTAACAATCTTAAATTGTGCCTGCAAAGAATAATCAGCTGTTGAGCCAAATAATACTTTGTAATTTACCGGATGGTATATTACTTCGTCACTGATAGATTTTATTTCTCCAAGGCTTGATCCAAAGCTAATTCGCAGACTGTCACTGTTGGGTGCATCTGGTTTAGTTGTTAATCCGCCGCCGAGATATTTTCTAAATTCTGTATCATAACTTCGTGTTAGTAGATAAACATCAATAATATTGCTGACGCTAGGATCAATTCTACGATCAACATTGGCATTGTGAACATACTGAAATTTCAATCCAGATCGTCCAATATTTGCTCTATACCCTGATTCTAGAATTAAACTGTTTGATGCTAAATCTACACGCTTAACACGATCTTCTGCGCTGTCATAAAAATATATCAATTGACCGTCATTGTATTCGTTAACATTGATTTGATCTTCACTTGATTCTACGAGTATTAAATCTGTGCTATTATCAAAATAAGTGTAAATTATATTTCCAAAGACATCCACAGTTTCTGTAAAGAATAAAAAGTTTAAACGATTTTGGTCAAGGCCAACTATTTGTTCAAATGCATCGGCATTATCTATAACGCCATCATCGTCGCTGTCGCTAAATGCCACTTGAATTTCTTCCGAGCTTTGATAGCCGTCTTCAAACTTGATAGAGTCGTCAACTTCAAATACGAAGTCTTGTTTTAATGGTAAAGGGACTGACGGTTCTGGTAAAGTATTAATGCCTAGTACTCTTACTTGATCTTTAATTGTTTTACCGGTTCTTCCGTCGTAGATTTTTTGGTTGACATCAAAATAAAATCTGTTTTGTTCAAGACTACCAAATATGTAATTTAAAGTTCTAACACGAATCTGATACTCGTCTGCTTCTTTAATAAAAGCAATAATCCAACTGGTGTCAAGATTGTTGTTTGTAATGTCTCCTGCCTTGCCTAGTGCAAATGCATTGATTAAATCAATGTTAGGAGCTGTGATAATTTTCCACGATGATGTAGCAACATCAAACCTCAGACCAAAGTTTTTATTTTCTGCACACAAGTTTACAATTTGTGTTTCTAAGGCGTCGGGCAAATTGTTTACAAATTTTGGAATAATCTGACGAGCAATTGCTCCTGTAGGAACAGTATCATTAAATATCACTGGACCTTTACCTGTGCTTAGTGTGCCGCGACCTGCGTTGGTTCCGTCGCCCACCACTCGAATAACTTTGGTCCATAGTCTATCTGTTTGGTCTAAATCGTTGGCGTCAGTTACTACTAATTCACCTCTTTTAAAGCTCTTTCCAGAAGGGGGAACAAATTTGATCATGGCTCCTGCGGTAACATACTTCAAAGTATTAGTTGTGTAAGAACTTACTTTTTGTAATGTGAGGTCAACTGAATTAATAAAATATCCTGTGCTTTCATTAACATCTGAAGTAATTTGAGTCCATTGTGTATTTGTATCAGTAAACAAAATTTTATCATATTTTGTAAAATAAAAATTGTAAACTCCTGTATTTGTAAACAAAGGCTCAATGCTCTGTCTTACAAAATTAACTGTGTCAATTCTGCTAACAGTTTTAAATGCTAGACTTTTTTCGCTTTCTTGTTTGTAAATTAATCCGTCATCAGCAAAGACATTGACACTGGAATATTTTCCGCTGGCGTCGATAATATCAAAATTACGGCTAACACCACTGGATGTTCTGTTGATAGCTTTGACTTTTAAAATATCTTGACTACTGGCTAGCGGTGCAAGATTATAGTCTTCTGCGGTGATCATTCTATTCTGAGTGTAATATTGTGCCGGTGCCTTTGTTCTAATACTTTCTACAGATTCCGCAGGAACACTGTTGCTCACTGTGTATTTTAAACTCATGCTGATTTTAAGAACATGACCTTGGCCGGCCTTGTTTACATAAGGTACTTCAATGTTAATGCCTCGCATTTCATTAGGAAGTATACTGTATGATAATCCATTGCTTACACGATAGTAAACTCTAAAAGGACCTTGCGGTAGATTTCCATAGACGCCGTCAGCAAATATTAGATCAATTCTATCTGAATTCTTTGTAGACACGGAATAGATATTTCTAATATCTTTTTCAATGCTGTTATAGGCAATATTGTTGCCTACAAGATTAGATACCTGTGTCCACGAATCTAGCTGGGCGCCATTAGCTGCTAATTGAAATAGCCATACATCACTGTTATTGATGTTGTCGGCATCTACTGCTACTTTTTCGTTTGTGGTTGGGACTGCAATTGAAAAATCAGCAAGCTCTAGACTTCCTTGTTTAAACATCAAGAAAAATCCAGTATTAGTACTTGCAGCACCTTTGCCGTCTGACTTATAAATGAAACCTATTTGATTGCCGGGGACGGGTGGTTCCTCGTAGATTTCTTCACTACCTTTAAATGCGGTGCTTACCATTTCAAAGGGCATGGCACGGCCTGCAACATTCTTGTTAAAACTAAAAATAGGAACATCTCTACTGGCCGTTCTAAATCTGTACTGCTCTGTAGGAATACCTTGAATTGTAGCAGTTCCTTGACTGCGACCAATTTCAGTATTGTCTGCCATGGCAGCATTTAGTATAGCGTTGAATTGCTCTCTCCAGTTGGAATTAGTTGAATCGTTCCACTGAATGATTTGGCGAGCAAGATTTTTTCCGTTGGCGTCAAGGATGTTTTCAGTGGTGCTAACGGTGTCAAACTTCAAAAGACCTTTGCTGGCAATATTCCTCTTCGCATTATAACTCAACATACGAGCTATACGAAGGACGCTTTCTCTACGAGACGCTAATTCAATAAAGTTTTCTCTGCTGGCAAGGTCGATACGAAATGCTAGGCTTTGTCCAAGAAAAGCTACAGCATCAATTAGTGCTAGATATTCTGAACTTTCGATGTAGTCGTTGAAATCTTCCGGGTAGTTTTCACGCAAATATGTGATAATAACGCGGCGTAGATTTTCAAAGTCGTAGCTTTTGAAATCAGCATTTTTAAAGGTTTGATAGATCCTTGTCCAATCCTGATTTAATATTAAATTCGTTTGTCTTGTAGTCGTAGTCATTGTTTTTCTTGCCCTATCACATATTTACCCTAAAAAATAAACTGGTCAGTTTACTATATTGTTTGTCTTGTCAAAGTCAAAAGTCATGCGCTCGTTGACATTAAACGGCAGGTAAACAACATCTGCTTGTATTCTAATACCCTGGTCTGTACTGTCAATTGTTAGAGCATTAACTTTAACTCTTGGATCGTAGTTGATAATTTGTTCAACATCTTCTGTGATTAATCTACGAACTTCTGAGGTAAAATTTTCAAACAGCATGTCCCAAATAATTGTACCAAAGTTAGGATTTTCTAATTTCTCACCTTTACGAATGTAGAAGTGATTCATTAGATCTCGCTTGACTAATTCAATATCATAGAGTTTAAAATTGTTTTTTATTTCGTTAGAACTAAACCCTTTGTATCTAAAACTAGAACTAGTCTGTGCTGTAGTGGCTTTGTTAGTTGCTACTGATTGTTGATTGTATAGTTTTGCCATATTTTATAACTCCTCTGGCGGAGCGTCTTCTCCGCCGCCTTCGTCGCCGCCTGCTGCTGCTCCATCTTCGCCGCCGCCAGCTTGTTCTCTATCGGTAAGTTCAGGTTTGACCGATAGAGGATCTAGATTTTCGTGACTAGGCCAAGGCTCATGCATGGGTATTCTAAACATGATACTTTCTAACGGAGTTTCTGTGTTATATCTTGCACCCACCCATTCAGCTGCTGCTGGATTAATTACAATATTCCCATTAACGCCAAGTGCTAAGGTAGGAGTAGCTGCTGTTGATTTAGTAGCATCTGCTGCGTCAGGTGCTGCAGGGCCATTAAGATTAATTGCTCCGCCAGACATTGTGATATTTGCTCCACCTAAACTAGCGTCACCAGCAGATGTCATTTTCATATCACCGCCAACTTTGATGTCCATACCTGTACCAGATTGAATATTAATGCTAGTTCCAGCTTTCATGTGAGTGTCTAAGCTAGACTGAATATAGGTACTTAAAATACTTTTAAAGTTATTATTCATTACAGAAGTTATATGATTATCTTTTAATGTAGCAACATGTACTTCGCCTTCTGTGGTAATTTTTGTATCGCCTTTGACAAAAAATCTAGTGTTGGCTTCTGTATCTACACGAAAATTTCCGCCGCCTGTTTCGTGTACTCCAGATGCTTTCATATTGATATTTCTACCGGCTTCAAAGTTAAAATCTCTATCAGCATAAAAATTAAAATCTTGTTTTGTGTGTATGCTAACACTGTCTTCTGCAAAAATATCAATCTTGCCATCGCTGGTCATTTCAATCCAACTAGTGCCTCGACTGTTACCAATGTAAATTAAATCTTCACTAGTATGCAACAACAGCTGGTGGCCTGTTCTTGTACGAAGCCTAATATATTCGTCCGATGGTATTGTTGGTTCTCCAGCATCACCGTCAAGTGTGTCGGCATAATCATATCCGCCTTCACTAGCATTGGTCCTACGCTGATAACGATCATCACCGTCATCCATAACAAATTGACTGCCACCCAATCTACTTACAGGCACAGGCAATGGACTTTGGCTGTCTGACTTACCGATAAATGATTTCTTTGCACCGTCTCTACGATCTAATGGTCCCGGTGTTGAAATGCCGTACACACTGCTAGGCACATTTCTGCGACTAGTAGAATATGTCACACCTCTAACATCATCTTCTAATAAACCTTCTTCTAAGAAGTGGTCTGCAATAGGATGTACTGCTCGTTTGACTTTATCAACTTCGGTGCCTTCTTCTAAAGTGCTTGCACGACGATTTGCCTCGGCTACTGGTACAAACCCAGTATCGTATTTTTCTTCTTGGCCTTCAGCAAAGGCCACAGCTCTACTGGCTGCAATGCCCGGGACCATATGATTTGAAAATTTATCAGGAACACAGCCCATCCAGTATCCTTGACTAGGATCTCCCTCAATAAAAAATACCACTACTGTATTTCCTACATCAGGTGGTACAAACCAAAAACCGTAACTTTTTTGTGTGTCGTTAAAATCGTCTACATTGGCTCCTTGGAACTCAAATGCTGTTTGACCGGCAAATGGGCTAGCATATCTTACTGGATAAGTTTGGCCACCTTCACCAATGCTATTACCGTCTGGTCTTAACAGCGTAACTTCTAGGCCTCCCATAAAGGTAGGATCTAGATGGCTGATAATTTTCGCAAGATAAGGACCTCCTGAAATATTACTTGGTTTATCTGCTGATTCTCTTTTTACTTGTGCCATTTATATTCCTGGGTCATATAGTTCGCCCGTTTCGGGATTGCGTTTTAAACCGCTTACTGCGCCTGTTTCGTCTAGTACATCGATGCCAATCGAATATCCGTCTGCATTTACGCTAATAATCTCAGGAGCATCATCATTAACACCAATAGACGGCCTGTCTTGTTTACTGATATCAGCTGCAAATATCTGTTTGCTTGGTCCTTTATAAGGATCGTAGTCCTGTGGCTGATTAGGCATGCGAGTAGCTTCTATTGATTGCGTAAATTTTCCATCGCTAAATTTACTGTTACAGTAGAGCACTTTGTAAATTCCGCTATAGGGATTGATTGGTTCATTAGGTGGAAAGTTATACAGTCCGCCT